GCTAGAATTAGTCTCTGATCCAGGTGCATTGGTAGATGCACTATTTAATGACCCTGCACAGGCGCTACTTGCACTAACAAGTCTTGGTGCAGATATGTCTGAAGAAGAACGTGAAGAAGCAGAGAAGATGGTTCTGGCTACAGTTGTTGTAGGACAAGCAGTGGCAGCTGCTGTAGCAGTAGCAGGAACAGCTACAGGTGGTACTGGATCACCTAGTGGCGGCGGTGGAGCTGGTGGACCTGCTGGTCCAACTGGTAGCAGTGATAAACCAAGAAGAACTTCTAGGAGACCAAACAAGTAATGAATACCGTAAAAAAAGTTTTAATTGTAGCTACCATGGTAGCTGGATTACTTCCAATATCTGCACATGCTGAGGAAGTTAAAAACCCTGTTCTGGTAGTTGATAAGTGTCCAGAGTTCTGTCCTCCAGGTATTCAAGGACCTACATGGCCTGTTCTTGTAGTAGACAAGTGCCCAGAGTTTTGCCCAAAACCATCAACACCATCTAAGCCACCTAAACCATCTAAGCCACCTAAGCCACCTAAGCCGTCAATTGAAACGTGCACTCAGGCTTTAGTCCCAGTTCCAAATAGACCCGGATATTGGTATACAGACGGTTGTATGAAAAAAATTATTGGACCAGTTAACGGTAACGGTCTACTCGGAAAAGTTCCGTTTAAAAAGTAAAAACCATAAAGGAGAAAGCCATGAAGGACTTCCTAAGAGATGTCATTGATCAGGTCTGGACCTTGCTAGGCATGTTTATTGCTTGGCTCGTCCTTGATGGATCTGCAAAGACAATCGTGGGCTATGCCATCATTTTTGCGATGGTTGTTTGGTGGGCCACATACCCGCTCCGCAACGCTCGTGATGATGACGAATAAGCCTATTTGACTTATCCTACTACTTATGTCTAGAATAGAGTCTGACACACGCCAGAGACATAATTGGAGACATAATGAACGCAGAGCTTGTACAAGAATACAAAGCAAAAATTGAACCAATCCTACCTTTGGCCAAGAAAGCTTTTGGCTCAAGAGAGCAAAAAACACCCGCTCACGATGCAAGTCGTGAATATACGAGACTGTTAATTGAGTTTCACAAGCGTGGCGGAAGCCTTCCAAAATTAGCTAAAGAACTTAAGGTTGCTTACGCAGGTGTGCGTCGTCGTGTAGTTATGGATGATGTTGCAGTATCAAGAGAAAAGACATCTATCCGTCTAACACCAGAGCAGGTTCAAGAAGCAGCAAAGCGTGTAATTCAGGCAAAGAATGAGAGCGTGGATTCATATCACGACCAACTTGCTAAAGAATATCAGTCTGGAATTTCACTTTCTAACCTTGCAAAAGCGATGGGTCTAAGTTCAGCTGCACCTCTATACTATGGAGTACAAAGAAGTCTTCAGCGCATAGGTTAGGTAATAATGGCTAAAAGCATGATGGAGCACATTGCTCTTCTTCCAGAAGAAGAACGTAATGCGATTCTGGCTGATCTTGATATGGAAGCCGTCAAATGGGATTGGCGAATGTGGGGTCGACCAGAACAGATTGCTCCTGAAGGCGAATGGAATATTTGGATTTACCTTGCAGGACGTGGAGCGGGCAAGACTCGCTCTGCGTCCGAATGGGTAAGAGAGCAAGCAAAATACACAACAACAGGTCAGCGTCGCTTTGCACTCGTTGCTCGTACTGCAGCAGATGTGCGTGACGTTATTGTTGAAGGTGAGTCAGGAATTATGAATGTGACTCCACCAAGCGAGCGCCCACTCTACGAACCATCGAAGCGCCGATTGACTTGGCCTAATGGAAATACCGCAACTTGTTTTACTGCTGATGAACCAGACTCTCTTCGTGGTCCTCAATTCACACACGCTTGGGGAGATGAGATTGCAGCGTGGAGACAAACTCCAGATGCTGCTGGTATGACAGCTTTTGATAACTTGCGTGTTGGTACTCGTCTTGGTGCATCACCACAGATTATGGTTACTACAACACCAAAGCGTGTTCCACTTCTCTACTCACTTATGTCTGAAGCAGAAAAAACTGGCAAGGTAGTAATTAGCCGTGGTAGCACAATGGACAACGCTGGAAACCTTAGCTCAACATATCTTGACACAATCACTGGTGTTTATGCTGGAACTCGTCTTGCTGCTCAAGAACTTTATGGAGAGATGCTTTCAGATGTTGAAGGTGCATTGTGGACTATTGAGATGATTGAAGCTTCACGGCATGGAGTTCTTCCACCGCAAGCACCGTTGCGTGTTATTGGTGTCGACCCGTCAGTTGCAGAAAACCCACGAGACGAATGCGGAATTGTTGTATGCGCTGCAACAGCTGATAGAGATTTATATAAGCGCCACGCTTGGGTACTTGAAGATGCAACAGTTCATGGATCACCTGAAGTGTGGGCAAATAAAGTTGTAGAGATGGCTAGACGATGGGGCTGTCCTGTTGTAGCTGAAGTAAACCAAGGTGGAGCTTTGGTTCGTCAAGCAATTAATGCTATTGATCCAAATGTTAAAGTTTTAGAAGTCCACTCTAAGTACGGCAAGGCATTGCGTGCTGAGCCAACTGTTCTTGCATACGAGCAAGGTCGTGTTCATCATATTGGATATTTAGCAGATCTTGAATCGCAAATGACTGCATGGATTCCAGGAGATTCAAAATCTCCAGACCGTGTGGATGCATTAGTGCATGCGCTTACCGCATTGATGATTAAACCACCTGAAGGTTTTACTGGTGGCCGCATTACTGCAAAATCTCCATCCGCAAGACGACTACCACCATTTAGAGGTGGCGGAGGCGGTGGAGCTAGAGTGTTTAGTCCTAAGAATTAATTGGAGGATATTTTAAGGCTAAAGAATCTTTCATCTCTTTAGTTTTTCTTATGTTTAAAAGAGCATCAAAATCTTTTATCTTAGTGTCTCCTAGATATCCCCAAGCATATCCATCAGCAACAAGAGCTTCATTAACTGACATCTCAGATCCGTCTAAAAAAAGCCATCCAAGAATACGACCATACTTTTCTGAAGAATCAGGAAGCTCTGTCCTAATAACAATCACTTGAGCTTTAGCAAGAGTATCTTTCAGTCTTTGCTTTACCTCAAGACCAAGAGCTTTCTCAACTTTATCTTTAGTTCGTGATTCTGGAGTATCAATACCTGCAAGACGCACTCTCTGAGAATAAGAGATATTAAAGCCGAGATCTAGTTCGACATCAATAGTGTCGCCATCAACGACCCCTGTCACTTTCTTTACACGGTATTCATACATACCAATAAAGATACAGGAGTCTAGAAATGGTGATTATCTACTGTAGCGAGCGGCATTCATCCAATCAACTTCTCCAATATATGTTGGTACTGGAGCTGGGGTCTTGTACATACCGTGAATAACTGCTCTAGCACCGCTACCCTCTACACGAAGATTGCGCTCACGAAGTTTACGGTCAAACCCAATTTGAGTCATAGGACGCTCACCACGGTCTTCACTCCACCTACGGTAGTCCATAAATAATGCTTTAACAGTGATGCTTGTTCCCTCTGCTTTAATCGTTTCTTCATCTAAGAACAAAGCAATACGGTCTTCATTCTTACGATACATCTCTGCAGCTTCTGATACTGCCTTACACCAGCCCAAACCATCTCTTTGACTTGAACCAAGAACTTTAATAGCACCTTCAACAGCCCAAGAAAGAATTGCTGGAAGTGCACCTTCTGGATCAAATAGATATTCCTTCAATGTTGGGTCAGAGTGTTCTGGAGTCTTAAGCATTGGAACTGGACGAATACGACGCCACATTGCATCATCAGTAATGATTGGTCTGTGGTTAGTTGTAATCCAAAGTTTTGCTTGTGATTGGAATGTAAACGGCTTTTCTCCCGGTGAACGAGCAGAGATTTCAGATGAACCAGTTAACTTTTTAACTGAGTTTTCTTTTAGACGCTCATTATCTGGAAGCTCATCAACCCATACCATGCGACGACCACGGAGCTCAGCCCAGTGATAAAGATCGGTATTACGAGATGATCCACCGCTATCGGCAAGAATGCTTGAGTCCATAGGGAATGCATACTGATCGCTACCCATGCATTTAACAATAGATTCTACAAGTGTGTTCTTACCAGAACCCGCAGGTCCGTACACCAAGAACATGATGTCATACATGTTGTGACCACTAATTGAATACCCAGCGGCACGCTGAATCCACTCTTGAAACTCTTTATCTCCATCAGTTGCAAAGTCAAGAAATTGTTGCCACCGAGTATTGGTTAGTCCCCGTGTGTATGCAACAGGAGCACGCTTTGTAATGTAAAGATCTGGACGACCTCGTAACAGCTCTCCAGTTCTTAAATCAACAACACCATTAAGAGTTCCAATTAAATTTGAATCTTGATCCCACTCATTGACATCAACACGAATGCGAGGATCTGAGTTTGCATTATTGATAGCAGATTTAAGTCTTGCTTCTGACTTAGCTTGTGCAGCCCACGCTACAACTTTTTGTTGATCGGCAGGGTCATCGTGTCGTGCTACTTCTGTAGCAATCAGAGCACCAAGTTTTTTAGAAGTCTCTTGCATATGTAGATCTTCAGCATCTGGCTTCCAATAACCATTACTCCATACAAACCAACCAAGGCTAGGTGTGTAACGAAGTGCTTGACCAAAAGAATCAATCAAACGACGACCATTACCAGTATCTGAAAGAGAACGACCTTTCCAGTCAGATCCTCTATCTTCTTCTGCAATAGCATCTTGATCAGACACTGCACCCATCATTTTGTTAGATGAAGCTTCTTCTAAAGACATACCTTCTTTAATAGCTTCAGAAATATTTCCACCAATGGTGCCGGGAAGATTGTAGTTATCATCTGCTGACGAGTACACATTCCCTTGGGAAGCTCCCGGATAAACAACACCAGTTAATGCTTTAAGTTCTTTGCTTCCTTCACCATTTTTTGTTTTTTCAGTATCTTCAACCATACGACGAGCATGCTCTGTAGCACCTGGCCAAATCTTTTCAATAATTGGATTCTTTTGTACAAAATCAATTGCTCTTTCTGTATGCATAATTACAGAGTTAGGTCCTTCTAACGGCATAGGAGGGCGAACCTTTTCACCGTTAAAACGAATCATAAATGATATAAGAGCTTCACGACCTACAGGTGTATGAACTGGGAACTTATTAGCAAGAGAGCAAGCAAGTTGGAAAAGCTTTACAGCTCTTTCACCCTCTTCAATTCCTTCATTAAGAATGCCATCTACATCAACGCCTTGGCTAACAGAGTCTTCAAGAAGTGAATCCCAATCGGCAGTCTGATATGTGTTGCGCCCAGCAATTCTTTTATTTTTTCTAATTGCACCTAATAACTCTTCTGGTGCTTCTGCCATTGGAATATTCCAAGGCTCTTTACCTTCTACCCACTCATATGTAATTCCAGAGAAGTGACGAGATGGTGCAATAAGAACGTATCCGTTGTGCTTTACATCGATACCTTTAAATCCAAGTTTAGATAAGTTACCAATCAAATCTTCGTTATCTTCGCACTTATAGAATAAGTGACGACCACGAATAACTTTTCCATTAATTTCATATTGTCCAGTTGTAGCCTCAACTGTTGGAGGTAGAGCTCCCTCTACATACGCTTCAAACTTATCGTAAGAAGTATCTCCACCAGACCGTGGGTCAATATCAATTACAAAAAACCCAGAAGCTTTGCAATTTACGCCAATATTGTATTCAGGATTTGTTTGCCACCAAGTATTTACTTTTGCAATGTCAGAGCTGGACTCAATGTTCCAAGCATTAATTGCTGGATGTTTTCCAATGTCTTTGGATTCCATGTGAGACTGACCGCATGTACAACGACCATCAACAATGCCGTGACAAGGAAGGATTTCCCAACTATTGGCTGCATACCATGCAGTTGCCTTCTTAAATCTTTCGGCGTTTGTTGTCACTAATGGGTCCTCTCCCTTGGTCTATGGCGTCACCTTATCAATAGAACCGAATTAGGCAAACACCCAAGGTCTAGGATTTTTTTGGCGTAGGACAACTATACAACATAGCCGTCCTTAGATCTATATATAGCCAAAAGCAGTTATACTATATCTACTATATCCGTCTATATAGCCTACTTTGATCTGGAGACTTTCCGTGTCTGATATGTCTGTGCTTACTACCATAATGTTAGTTATCGGAACCGTTACGGCAGTAGGCGCTTTTATGTTTAGTATTTATAAGATTGCCAAAAGGGTGGATCAAGCAATTGGCGTTGATGCACAAGGAAAAACTCTTTCCGAGCGTATGTCTAGAGTAGAGCATCAGCTTTGGGAAAATGGCGGAAGCTCGCTAAAAGATCAGGTAAATGACGTACAGAAGTGCCAGACAGAGATGAATGCCAAAATGGGTGTTATTGAGGGATTACTTTTAGCAATGGTTGAGCCTAAGCCAAAAAGGTCTCGTAAAGCAAATTTAAATATTGTAGAATAAAAATAATAGATTTTTAAAGCACTTTTCTTTCCTAGTGCGACACGCCAAACTTTCTATAGTCAAACCTTAAAAGTAGTGGTAATCTTATCTGCTATATAACCTGTTAAGTTAACTTTCACTTTAGGGTTGTTACAAACCTACTTTATAGGAGAGATATTGTGAGTCTGGCAGATAAATTAAAAGAAGTAACTAGATCATCTCCGGGGCTACCTTGCGGTATTGCAAAGCTCATGGCTACTGTAAGCAAAGAAGATAGAGAAGCTCTGGAGATTGTTTTTTCTACTAAATCAGTGCGTGGCACTATTTCTAATGTCCAGCTTCACGAGCTCCTTCTAGGAGAAGGACATGACATTGCTTTTGCATCTATAAGACTTCATAGAGGCCAAAGATGCCGTTGTTATATAGGCCAAGAAGCTAGACTGTCAGGTGAAGTTAAGGCTAAAAAATGAGTGCTAAAAAGGCTAGCGGCAAAGCCACTCCAATAGAGAAAACAAAAGACTCTCTGACACAAAAGCTAGTCGATCTTGTCAGTCCCGGCGCCACGGGCTCGGACAGAAAAATAACAAAAACTCCAGAAAATTGGACACCTAATCTAGAACTTACCCCCGAGGGTGGAGTTCTAACCTCTAATGCAAAGCCAGTAAATAATATGCCAGAGGCTAGAGATCTTCTTATTGAGTTTGGTCTAAACCCAGATGAGTGGCATGTGACTAATCTTGGTATGTCTCGGTGGCAAAGATATGATGGAGAGCTTTTAGAGTCAAAGCGACTTAAGCTGGTTCCACTTGCTGCTCTTGCAGAAGATAAAGCAGATGTAGAAGCTTTATGTAAAGAACTATCTAAATGGAAGCCACAAAAGCCTACAGAGGCGATTACTGGACCTCTTGCTTATCTAGTAGTGGTTAGCGATCAGCAGATTGGTAAAAAGGTAGGGGACTCAGGCGCCGAGGACATTGTTCAAAGGATTTTAGATACAACATCAGAAGCAGTTCAAAGACTTAAAGATTTACGCAAAATAGGTAGAGCCATTGGAACTATTGTCCTTGCTCTGCCCGGAGACCACGTTGAAGGAAACGTGTCTCAGAATGGACGACTACAGGGTCAGGCAGCATCTGACTTAGGTATCACCGAGCAGGTAAGAGTTGCAAGAAGAGTCCTTTTAGCTCAGATTAAGGCTTTTGCCCCACTATGCGAAGAACTCATTGTCCCAGTTGTAAATGGAAACCACGATGAGTCCACTCGTCAGGTTGCAGCAGATCCAGCAGATGGATGGAATACCGAGATTGCTAGTGCAGTTCAGGACATCTGCGCTGAGGTAGAAAGCCTTTCTCACGTCAAATTTAGATACCCTGCTAAGGGAAATCAAAACTTATCTATTAACATCAATGGTGTAATGCTTGGGCTATTCCACGGACATCAGATGGGCGGGGTCAACCCAATTAAATATCTAGAAGGTCAATCTTTAGGTATGACTGATTTAGGCCAATGCGATGTATGGGTTTCTGGTCACTTCCACCACTATCGTGCTATGGATATTGGACAACGCTTTTGGGTCCAAGCTCCAACTTTAGACGGAGGATCTAATTGGTTTAGAGATAAAAAAGGTTTAGATTCGCATCCGGGACTACTTACAATGGTTATTGGGGAAAATCACGACCCAAGAAAAGACCTTAGTATTATCCGTACCTACCGAGTCTAAACACGGTATTCTAAAGGTCAATGTTTTGAAACTACCGTAAAATAAGACTTGGTCCAAATAGGTGTTACCAGTGCACCTTTTTATTCAAGTTTTGATGACATGGAGCGCCAGATATGCCCTATTCTAATGATGTCAGCGTAAGGACGGTCTTTGGGCAATACCTAAAGAGCTCTGGTCTTGCTGCATCTGGAACAGTTACATTTACTCCATCTAGTCGTATTGAAGACGCCAATAATGCGACAATTCTTTCTACTCCAATCACTGTAACACTTAATGCAACTGGTCAATTTACAGTCAGTCTTCCATGTACAGATGATTTAGATCTTAGCCCTCGTGGTTGGTATTACACCGCAACAGTTCGTATTCGTGGCGCTCGCCCATATTCTTTTAGATTTTATTTACCTTTAGGAAATGCATCAAGTGTAGATATCACAAAACTTGACACAGTTGAGCCTGTAACAACTTCTCCTCTTGGAACAGATATACCTCGTGGATTAGCTGGATCGCAAGGCCCACAAGGTCCAACAGGACCAGCGGGACCTGCAGGTGGACCAACTGGAAGTACTGGACCTACAGGAGCCACTGGTGCAACTGGTCCCGGCATAACTGGTCCAACTGGTGCAACTGGTGCTACAGGTGCTGCAAGCACAGTAACTGGTCCTACTGGTGCAGTTGGCCCGACTGGTGCTACTGGTGCAACTGGTGCAGCTTCTACCGTAACGGGACCAACTGGTGCAACAGGTCCTGCAGGTAGTTTTGGTGGAGCAACATTTGACTATACCTTTGCTACCAACACAACAGATTCTGATCCAGGATCTGGAAAACTTAAATTTAACAATGCAAGTCTTTCAGCTGCTACATACATGTTCATTGATGATGAAGCAGATGGAGCAATCGATCTTCAATCTTTCTTACGCACTATTGATGACTCAACAAGCACACTAAAGGGACACTTCCGCATAGCTCGTAAGTCTGATGCAAATTATTTTGGTTTATTTACAATTACTTCTGTTACAGAAGACACTGGTTATTTTAAAGTCAACTGTGCATATGTATCTGGTTTAGCAGATAGCTTTAGCGCCAATGATGACATCATCATTACTTTTGCTCGCACAGGTGATGTTGGTGCACAAGGCCCTACTGGTGCAACAGGTGCAACTGGTGCAACAGGTGCAACAGGAGCTACTGGTGCTCCTTCTCAAGTTACAGGTCCAACAGGTGCTGTTGGTGCGACAGGTGCTGTTGGTGCAACAGGTGCTGTTGGTGCGACAGGTGCTACTGGAGCGACTGGTGTTGCAGGACCTACAGGTGCACAAGGCGTTAAGGGTGATACAGGAGATGTTGGCGCTACAGGTGCTACTGGTGCTGCAGGTCCAACAGGTGCTACTGGTGCGGCAAGCACAGTAGCTGGTCCAGTAGGTGCAACTGGTGCAACTGGTGGAATTGGACCTACAGGTAATGCTGGCCCTACAGGTGCAACAGGTGTAACTGGCCCAACTGGTGCTACAGGTGCCACAGGCCCAACTGGTGCTGGTGCTACAGGCGCTACAGGTGCAACTGGTGCTCAAGGTGTCAAGGGTGATACAGGAGATACTGGACCAACAGGTGCTACTGGTGCGGCAAGCAATGTTGTTGGACCAACAGGACCTACTGGAGTAGCTGGCCCTACAGGTGCAACTGGTGCTACTGGACCAATCGGTAATTTTGGTGGCGCAAGCTTTGACTACACATTTACAGCTAATGCTACAGAAACAGATCCAGGAACTGGAAAGCTTCGTTTCAATAATCTAGATCTTCAACTTGCAACAAACTTATTTATTGACGACGAGACTGATGGCGCAATTGATGTGCAACAGTTCCTTCGGACTATTGACGACTCAACAAGCCCAATTAAGGGTCACTTACGAGTTAGCAACAAAACAAACTCAGCAGACTTTGCACTCTTTGCTATTACAAATTCGATTACAGAAAACAGTGGATACTTCACAGTTCCAGTTTCTTATGTAAGCGGTCTTGCAACATCATTCTCAGATAATGAAGACATTATCATCACCTTTGCAAGAACTGGTGATGTTGGTCCGCAAGGTATTCAAGGTGTAACAGGACCTACAGGTGCAACTGGTGCAACTGGTGCAACTGGCCCAGCAGTAACAGGACCTACAGGTGCTGCTTCTACTGTAGTCGGCCCAACAGGTGCTACAGGCCCAACGGGTCCAGTAGGTGCGACAGGTGCTGACTCAAACGTGGTTGGACCTACAGGTCCTACAGGTCCTACAGGTGCTGGTGCAACAGGTCCACAAGGACCTACAGGTCCAGGATTAACTGGTCCAACAGGACCTACAGGTGCAACAGGTGCTGATTCAAATGTAACTGGACCAACAGGTGTTACAGGTGCTACAGGTGCTACAGGTGCAAGTGTTACAGGTGCAACAGGTGCTACAGGTGCTACAGGTGCTACAGGACCAACAGGTGCAACAGGTGCAACAGGTGCAGTCGGTGCAACAGGTGCAACAGGTGTAGTCGGTGCAACAGGTGCAACAGGTGCAGTCGGTGCAACAGGTGCAACAGGTGCAACAGGTGCGACTGGTGCTACAGGTGCTCAAGGTATAACTGGACCAACAGGAAATACAGGTATAACAGGCGCTACTGGCCCAACGGGTGCAACAGGTCCAACTGGAACACCTGGTGTAACTGGTGCCACTGGTGCAACTGGTACACCAGGCACTGGTGTAACAATTCTTGGTTCATATCCAACTCTAGTTGCGCTACAAGCAGCACAACCCACAGGAAATCCTGGTGATGGTTATTTAGTAGCTGGTGCTCTTTATGTTTGGTCAGCAACAACATCTGCTTGGGTAAATGTTGGAAATATTCAAGGACCAACTGGTGCTACGGGTGCTTCAGTAACTGGTGCAACTGGTGCAACTGGACCAACAGGTGCAACTGGTGAGCTTGGTAATTTTGCAATTGTTGCAGATACTCCACCAGCAAGTCCAGATGCAGGTGATGCTTGGTTTAATACTTCTAATGGAAAAACTTATGTTTATTACGATTCGTACTGGATCGAAACAGGTGCTGCTCCTATAGGACCTACAGGTGCACAAGGTGCGACTGGCCCAACTGGTGCAGCAAGTACAGTTACAGGACCGACAGGAGCAACTGGTCCAACTGGTTACAGAGGTATTACTGGCCCTACTGGTCCGTCAGTAACTGGACCAACGGGGCCAACTGGTGCAACGGGTATTACAGGTGTAACAGGTCCAACTGGTCCTATTGGTGTTACAGGTGCGACAGGTGCTACAGGTGCAGTCGGTGCAACAGGCGCAACAGGTGCGACTGGTGCAACGGGAGCTACAGGTGCTACAGGTGCAGCCTCAACAGTAACTGGTCCAACAGGAGCTCCTGGAGAGTTTGTACCTAAATCAGCAACTCCACCTTTATCACCAGTTGCAGGTCAAGTTTGGTTCGATACAGAAAACGGCGCAGTATTTGTTTACTACGATAATTTCTGGGTTGAAGTGGGAACTTCTGAGTTTGGTGGAGCAACTGGTCCTACTGGTGCACAAGGTGTAGTCGGTGCAACAGGTCCAACTGGTGCAAGTGTTACAGGTGCAACAGGTGCTACAGGTCCAACAGGTGCTACAGGTGCTACAGGTGCAAGTATTACAGGACCTACAGGACCACAAGGTTTAGGATCACAAGCTAAAGGTTTCTACAACAACTACGCTGCATTTGCCGCTGGTGCTGGAGCATCTCCAGGAACTGTTGGCGATTTCTATGTGATTTACGCAGAAAATACTGTTTACATATATACAGCTTTAAATGGTTGGATTGAAGCTGGTGCAATTATTGGCCCAACAGGTGCGACAGGTGCAGCTTCAACAGTTACTGGTCCAACAGGAGCTCCAGGAACAAATGGAACAAATGGAGCTACAGGTCCAACTGGTGCAACGGGTGCTACAGGTGCTCAAGGTGTAAGTATTCAATTAAAGAGTAGTGTCGCAAATCCTGGACTTCTTCCAACAATTGGAAACTCTGTGAACGATGCTCGTGTTGTTGACTCAGATGGTGACCTGTATGTATGGGGTGGATCTTCTTGGTCTACTGCAGGACAGATTGTTGGTCCTACAGGAGCTTCTGGATTAAATGGATCAACTGGTCCAACTGGAGCGACGGGTGCAACAGGCCCAACGGGATCACCTTCAACAGTTACTGGCCCTACTGGAGGTACAGGACCGACAGGACCTCGTGGTGGTGTTGTATATGTAATCACATCTACTGGTGATAACGGAGCGTTTACTGTTGCTGGCTTGGTTGGAGACAATCCAGACCTAACTGCAGTTCGTGGTGAAAGAATGTACTTCGACGTAAGTAATGTTCTTGTTACAAACTCTCTCGCTCTTCGTTTAACTTCAGGATCTACTACAACAGTTCCAGGAACAACAAATAACTCAACCACTGCTGGTCGTAATTTATCTAGCACGGACAAAGTCATTGTTTACGATGTACCGTTTACCGCACCAAGCTCAATTGTCTATCAAGATGTTACTGATCTTACTATTGGTGGAAATATCAACATTGTTGATAAAATTGGCCCAACTGGTGTAACTGGTCCAACAGGATCTGCAGGAGTTCCTACAACTACAGACTACACTGCAGTATGGACAGGAACTGGTCTAAATGTTCTTGGAACACCTGCAACTGGAACTTATGTAAAGCATGGACAAGAAGTAGTATTCAATGTAGAAATTAATATGAACAACGTTCTTGCTTTTGGAACAGGACAGTACAGCCTAAGCCTTCCAGTACTGCCACAAGATGGTAGAGCAAATACTTTTGTTGGAAATATGTTTGTTTCCTCTGGAGTTGAGTACTCGATTATTGGAAGAGCTCCAGCAGGGTCTGCTGTTATGTCTCTTTGGTATATAGGAACAAACGGTCTACTGACAGCACTAACTGGAGCTGCTCCAGCTACACTTACTACCGTAAGCACTATTGCTTTCAACGGTGCTTTTGTGGCGGCCAGCTGATGAGAACTAGAAAAAAAGGAGGTAGATAACGTGCCAATTGATTTCCCTAGTGGTCCCACCCTTAACCAGACATATGTATATGGAACTCAAACATATCGTTGGAACGGATCTTCTTGGCGACTAGTTCGTACTAGCGCCGTAGGACCAACAGGTCCAACGGGAGCTGCTGGTCTTGACTCAACTGCTATTGGAGCAACTGGACCAACAGGAGCTACAGGAGCAACAGGAGCAACAGGTCCAACGGGCGCAGCATCGACTGTAGTAGGACCTACTGGCCCTACTGGTCCCACAGGTAGTTTTGCAATCCAGCCTTGGGCTACATATAACCCTGTTTTAACTGCAAGTACTACAAATCCAGTAATTGGAAATGGAAGCATTACTGGTAGATATATGAATACAGGAGCAACCATTTTTGGTGAAATTCGTATTATTGCTGGAACTGTTGGATTTAGTCGTGGATTAGGCGTATATAAAGTAAGCCTTCCCACTCCAGGAGTTATTGAAAACTATCAACCAGTAGGACAAGTTGTTATGCGAGATGAAGGACCTGGTGTTACATACTTTGGAACAGCAATTTTTAATAACAATGTAAACAACGTAATTGAGCTCTATATGCATTCACAAGTTGCAACTTTTGATGAAGGTGTTGCAGTTACAGAAAGCACACCGTTTTTGTTTTCTGGAAACGACAAAATTCTTATTCAATTTACCTACGAATCTTTGTTGAGTTAGGAGATATAACAAATGCCAGCTATTGATTTTCCTAACTCACCTACAGGTCCAGGACAACAATTCACTTCAGGATCACAAACTTGGCAGTGGGATGGAACCGCATGGAACCTTGTAGTTTCTACAGTAGTCGGTGCAACTGGTCCAACAGGTCCGCAGGGAGCGGCATCAACTGTTACAGGACCAACAGGTCCAACTGGAGTTTTTGCAACTGTCGCTGATACACCTCCAGGATCTGCAGATATAGGAGATTCTTGGTTTAATTCTGCAACTGGAAGAATTTATATTTATTACGATGGATATTGGGTTGAATCAGCCTCTAACAATATTGGCCCCGCTGGACCGACAGGAGCAACAGGTCCTCAAGGAGCAGCGTCAACTGTTACTGGTCCTACAGGTGCAGTTGGCCCAACAGGTGCCACAGGTCCTCAAGGAAATACAGGACCAACTGGTCCACAAGGTTTATATGTTGCAGGACCAACTGGTCAAGCTGGCCCAACGGGGGCGATTGGTGCAACAGGCCCAGAAGGACAACGTGGTCCAGTAGGTGCTACAGGTCCTCTAGGACCAACAGGCCCAGAAGGGCCAACTGGTGCCACAGGTATTACAGGTGTAACAGGTGCAACTGGTGCTACTGGACCAACTGGTCCTCGTGGATTCGTAGGGGCAACTGGTGCAGTTGGATCTACAGGTGCTACAGGTCCTTCTGTAACAGGATCTACTGGACCTACAGGTGCAACTGGACCTTCAGGTGGTCCTACAGGCCCAACGGGTGCAACAGGTGCTACTGGTGTACAAGGTCCAACGGGCGAAACTGGTCTTCGTGGTGCAACAGGTGCAACTGGACCAACAGGTGCTGCTTCTACTATTGCAGGACCTACTGGTCCAACAGGTGCCACTGGTCCAACATCAACAGTTCAAGGACCTACAGGACCTACTGGTGCAACGGGTGCTACTGGTCCCGGCATAACTGGTCCTACAGGTGCAGAGGGTCCTAGCTATATAGGAGTAACTTCTACTAGCAATTTAACTATTGAAGGCGGAGTCACTAAAAATTTTACAGTTAATAAAGTAGATGCTTTTACAGTAGGAACAAGAGCTCGTTTAGCAAGCTCAGCGGTACCAAGTAATTTTATGGAAGGTATTCTCACAGTAATTGTAGGAACCTCTGTGACAATGCTAGTAGATAAAATTAGTGGAAACGGTCTTACTTATGCTTCATGGAGATTAGTTCTTGGGTCTGGAGAAGTAGGACCTACTGGTGCTACAGGTGCACAAGGAACCTCTATTACTGTTAAAGGACAAGTTGCTAACGTAGTAAATCTTCCATCAACTGGAAACTCCGTAAATGATGCATATATAGTTTCTGCAAATGGAAATCTTTATGTATGGAATGGTTCTTCTTGGGTCAATGCTGGTCCTATTGTTGGTCCAACGGGTCCTACAGGTCCAGCAGTAACAGGACCTACAGGTGCGGCTTCTACCGTAACGGGACCAACTGGTGCAACTGGTGCACAGGGGGCAACGGGTCCGACTGGTTCTCCTGGTTTGGTTGGTCCGACTGGTGCTACTGGTCCAGCTAACTTAGCTTTAACTGGTTCTCAATATTTAACTTCTATAATTTTAACAGCTGGAGATGAAGCGAGTATTGTAAAAATGAATAGCTCTTCTCCTACAACACTTACAATTCCTTTAGACGGATTTAGTGGTCTTACTTTTCAAACAGGAACTCAAATCGTCTTTACACAGCTTGGAGTTGGACAGGTAAGTGTCAACGGTCAAGTTGGAGTTAGTATATTGACTGAAGGTTCTCGTTTTACTACAAAAGCTAGATATGCTGTTGGATCTCTTATTAAACTAGGAGCTAATCAATGGCTTCTTAGTGGAAACTTAACGGTATAAAATGCTTATAGCCGTTCATCCAATGCATGCAACTCTTGTTTTTCCCTTTACACCTTCTCAGTGGCAACAAGTAGCAAATAGCTCTTTTAGTCTTACAAATATCAATGCAATAAACTACACGCCAACAAAAGGATATGTAGCTGTAGGAAACTTAGGAAAAATTGCAACATCGTCAGATACTCAAACATGGACTCAACGTGACGGCGGTTTTGGTGATAGCAGTATTTTTTGTATTTCATATGGAAATAATAAGTATATTGCTGCAGGTGCCTCAGGAAAACTAGCTACTTCTACTGATGGAGTTACTTGGACTCAGCAAGCTTCGTCTTTTGGAGCAAGTGCTATTCTGTCAGTTGTATACTCTACTAGTGCTTCTTTATGGATTGCTGCAGGTGCCTCAGGAAAACTAGCTACTTCTATTGACGGAACATCGTGGACTCAAAGAACATCGTCTTTTAGTACAACTTTTATCAACGGACTGCGGGCAACAAACAGTTTAATTGTGGCAGTAGGATATGATGGAAAACTTGCTACTTCTACTAATGGAGTTGTTTGGACTCAAAGAACATCTTCATTTGGAGTAAGTATTATTAATGCAGTGACTGCTACAGAAGCTGGAACTAGATTTGTTGCAGTAGGAGAAGCTGGAAAAGTTGCAACATCTAGTAACGGAACTACATGGACTCAGATCTTCCCAACTAGTAGCTTTGGAGCATCTAGTATCAGATCGGTATCTGTTTCTCAAGATGGCACATATTTAGCTGGTGGAGCTACTGGAAAACTTGCTACTTCTTTTGATGGAATTGCTTGGATTCAAAGAACCAGTAGTTTTGGAACAAGCAATATAAATGGAGTTTTTATAGACAACGACACAGCCCTAGCCGTGGGTGCTGCTGGAAAACTAGCGTATTCGGTATAGTGAGGGAGAGATATAATGTTTTCATATGTAATAATTGAAGATCAACTGTTGGTTCAAATCCTTCATGGCGATAATGTCATTGATGAGAGTGGCCCGTGGGAGTCTTTAACATCAGCAATTAACTGGGCATCAGCCTATACAAACAAGCTTAATGGCGGGGTAGAAGAACCCGTTGTCGAGTAAAATAGCGTTTATACTAGAGAGGACAAACCAAGATGGCAGCCATTGATTTTCCAACGCCCGTAGTTGTTGGTGAGCAATTCACTGTTGGCGGTCAAACTTGGACATGGACTGGAACAGTTTGGGAAGCACTTCGTGTGACTCCTACTGGCCCTACTGGACCTCAAGGTATTCAAGGACCAACAGGGGCTCTAGGACCTACAGGTTCAACAGGTCCACAAGGTATTGCTGGCCCTACTGGTCCTGTATCAGATGTTGCTGGTCCTCAAGGGCCTACTGGCCCTACTGGTCCTCAAGGAGTAACTGGTCCTCAAGGAGTAACTGGTCCTCAAGGTCTTCGTGGTTTTACAGGTCCTACTGGTGCTGATTCAAATGTAACTGGACCTCAAGGACCAACTGGTCCTCGTGGTCAGACAGGTCCTACTGGTTCAACTGGAGCGCAATCTGAAGTTCCTGGCCCTACTGGACCAACAGGCCCAATTGGTAAGTTTACTGCTTCTGCGACACAGCCATCAATCGAGGGTTTGGTTAATGGCGATGCGTGGTTTAATACAAATACAGCAAAAACTTTTGTTTATTTTAATGGTGTTTTTGTAGAAACAGCCAGTGGATCTCAGGGAGTTACAGGACCGACAGGTTCACAAAGTACTTTTGCAATCTCTACAGCATGGTGGTTAGGTATATAATGTATATTAAGAAACAACTATTACTGTGTCTAGATAGTGCTATCCTATACACAAATTCCTTATGTAATGAAAGAGGTACTTTCTAATGCCAGGTTTTCTAGGTGGTAGCAGTGGTAGCTCAACTTCAGGCGGAGAAATCATCTTCCCAAAGGAGTTTATTGATCCAGTAACGAAACTCCGTATTTCGCAGCCTGAAAACCTTATTGATACAGACTTTGAATACGGTCTACAGCCAACAAAATGGGAAACTGTTGAGCTTATTAACAACACCCCTTCTTTCTTTTCAAAAAGTGGTGATACTACTATTCCAGGCATTAGAGCTATTACAACTAACGCTGGTACTCGTGAAATTACTGTAACTACTGACTTTGACCACCTTCTTTCTGTAGGTATTCCTATTTCAGTCACAGGAACTAAGTCTGTAACAGCAGACGGTTCTTACATTATTAACTCTATTCCAAATAGCACGACTTTTACTTATCTTTGTAAAGCAAATCAAGGAACTACTGCGTCAATTGAAGATTTGTACTCTTCTATTATTACAGGTGAATTTTTTCAGGGATCACAGCTTCGTATTGCAGATGGAGATGGTATTTTAACAAATGACTCAGCAACATCTACACTAACTGTAACTACAGCAAGTTCCCACGGGTTTAAAGTAAATACTCCTTTTTATTTCTTAAATCTTAACTCAACAATCTCTCAAGAATTCCCTGCCACAAACACAACTGCAAAGTCTTTTGATGCTACAAACTCTGCAACAGCTCAGACTTTTGATGGTTCAAATACTCTTTCTTCAATTAACATAGATTGGTCTAACTCTGCAACTATAGGTGGTGTAACAAGTAATATTTCTGGAGTAAGTATTCCTAACAACACTATAACAGTTGCCCATGGAAGCGAAAATTTTTCAGGTAGAGTTTTAGGAACTCCTTTATATTATTCTTTAACTGGTGGGTCAGGGTATTTTGCTACTAACCCTCGTGGAGTTGTTTTCTTAAAAACAGTAGGAACTCTTGGAGCTTCAACATCTACTTTTCAAGTAAGCGCTGTACCAGACGGAGATGTAATTCCAATAACAGGATCTCTTTCTGGAACATTCCAACTTGCTAACCAAGCTCGTACCTTTGCTGGTAATAATCAAAACGAATTAACGCAGACGACTCTAACTATTTTAAAGGGCGATGCAAAAGTTTTTGACGCAACAAATAGTGCTGATGCTGCTGTAACAGTGTCAGCTGTTAGTGCATCAAACGTAACAGTAACTAGTGCAACAGAGCTACTTTGGTATACAGGTACTATGTTATTTTATAACAGCACTGGGTCAGCATATTCAGGTCTTACTAACAATACAACATACTTTGTTGACAGTTTTTTCCGTCAAGGATCCTCAACTAGCTATACTTTTACACTAAAGCCTCTTCCAAATGGATCAGTTATTACATCAATATCAGGTGGATCAGGTACGCATACATTTAAAAAGATTGGAATTTCACTAGATAAAGATATTTTCCATGTAAAAGACAATGGATTTTTAGATTTAGATATGCTTCAATATGAATATCCAGAAGGTGGAAGATTCAGCGTTGGGGATGCTTCAGAAATAAAAGACTTTTACTTTGTTCAGACAAGATATGATGCTCACAACTTTACATTAAATCAGACAACAGGAGATCTATCTCCTCTTACAGTATCTACTACTGTTGATCGTGGAACTACAATAACTCCTACAACAGCAACACCTATAGGTTTAACTCTTCCTCTTACATTTGCAGTAACTAGTGGAGTTTTGCCTAACGGACTTAGCTTAAATACATCAACTGGATCAATTAGCGGTACTCCTGTAGAAGCTATTGCATCTCCAGGAAGAGTAGTTATTATTACAGCAACTGATGCTGGCGGTGCAACTGCATTCCAGACTCATACGTTTATTATTAATGCAACTGTAGGTGCTATTAACCCATCTACCGTTTCTCGTGAAAATATCTTTGCAGATGCTGCAATGACTGCCATTACATTTACAACATCAAATCTTGTTGCTCCTCTTACATGGGCAATATCAAGCGGAACCCTTCCTACAGGTCTTAACTTTAATACATCAAATGGCTCTATTACAGGAACTCCTACAGAAACAATTGCTGCTCCTGGTCGTCAAGTAATTGTTAGAGCAACAGATGTTGGTGGTTTACAAGGATTCTCTACTATTACATTCCAAATCAACCCAGCTCCACAGTTGTATGCATTTACATCTGCAACATTTACTTCAGGTGGAGTACAAGGACGCTTTGGTCCAAGCATAGCTCAGGCAAGAGTTGGCGTTGGAAGCCCAGCGTGGGCTAATACTTACCTAAACCAAGGTAGAGCAAACGGATATCAGCTGTGGACAGTTCCAGCTACTGGAGTGTATGAAATTATTGCTGCTGGAGCAAGAGGTCAACAAGCTGCTAACAATCCAGGTGCAACTTTTGGTGCGGTTATGCGTGGAAGAGTTAGCTTAACTCAAGGGTCAACACTAGAGATGGTTATCGGGCAACTTCCAAGTGGTGGAACATCAGCCCCTGATTCAAATGCTGCTGGTGGCGGTGGAACATTTGTTGTAGTTGGTGGAACACTTAATCCAATAATTATTGCTGGTGGTGGCGGAGGAAGCTACTCCGTATGGGGTGGACAACAATTCCATAGCGGTCAAACTCGTGAAAGACCTATCTGGTCTGGAAGCTTAGCACCAATAAATAGCGGTTCAGACCCTGTTATTGGACAAGGTGGCCCTGGGTATCACGGCGGTGGCGGTGGTGGTCTTAATAGTGGAGGTCAGCTATATCCTAGTCGTTCGCTATCTGAGTCTGCTGGATCCTCTGACGGTAATCAACATCAATTTACTCAAGGTGCTGGTTTTAGCGGATCAAATATCTTTGGAACTTTTTATGCAATTGGCGGTAACGCTAGCAGCTCTACTAACGTTCTTGGTGGCTTTGGTGGCGGTGGAGGCGGTCACACTGGTAACAACACTGGTGGTGGCGGTGGTGGCTACACTGGCGGTCCTGGCGGTTACACCTCAGGTGGTGGAAACATTTCCTCTGGTATTGGTGGAGGCTCATTTATAATTAGCTCAGCAACTAACGTTGGCACAAGTGATGCTCAATATAACGGATCTGGAACATTTAATGGTGTCGCAATTGCAAACATTGGATACCGTGACGGCGCTGGCTACGTTCAGATAACTAGGATCTAAGGAGACAATAAATGCCAATTAATCCAACGGCGGTCGGTACTGCTGGTACTCACTCCTTAAGACGTACTAACGTAAACACTGCAGATGACTATATCTATTATAAGAACGTTGCTGGAGACACAATTCCAGCTACGCTTTCAAATGGAGCTTCTTTTATTTATGCAGCTGGTGTGGGCTCTATTGGTGGTTACACAGAAGGACAGCTTGTCTATGTAACAACTACAGAGCCTAAAAAACTTAAATTTAGTGCAGCATCTGGTGGAGCATCCATTAACTCAATTAGTTATGAGCCAGGATCGATTACTTTTAATACTCCTATTGTTTACAATAATAAAGTAAATATCGATGGAGCTACTACATCAAACCAAGCTGTAAAATATTTCACAACTGGCACACCACTTACTGGTCTTGTAAGCGGAAATACTTACTTTTTAAAGAACGTATCTGTATCTGACTTTGCTGGTCAACAATCACTCTATGCTTTCACAGCTCATACTTTCACTTCTTGTAATCAAACTGGACGTACTGGTCCTACTATTTCTCAAATAAGAAATGCGTATACAGCTTCAGCACCATTTACTCAAACATATGTAAATCAAGGTGATTTTGAAGGATATCAAGATTGGACAGTTCCAGTATCTGGTATTTACTCATTTGACGTTCGTGGAGCATCTGCTTATGCCGCACCAGCTAGTAGTGCAACAATCTCTAACACACAGTTAACTTCGAATGTTGCAACTATTACAACATCAGCCTCACATGGTTTTGTTATTGGCCAAGGCGTGACAATAAGCGGTGCAAACAATGCTGTATTTGACGGTACTTATAGAATTACAACCGTCCCTACTGGAACTACATTTACTTATGTTAGAACCAACGCAAACATTAATAGTGCTTCTTCATCTGGAACAGCTGCTCTTTTTGTATCACCAGGTAGAGGAGCAAGAGTAACAGGAAGAGTAGTCCTTAACAAGGGTGAGATTATTACCATTGCTGTAGGACAACGTGGAGAGAGTGGAACAAGTACAGCTGCAAACAACTTTAACGGAGCTGGTGGTGGAACATTTGTTGTTCGTAAAAACCCTAGAGAGCCTTTGTTTATTGCTGGTGGAGGAAGTGCATCTTCAGGTGCTACAGCTGGTTTAGACGCAACTACAAATCGTCTAGCTGGAAACAACTCTCAGGGTAGTACTTCTGGACTAGTTGTAGCTATTGGTGGTAGTGCTCAAGGCGGTAACTCTGGTGCTGGTGGTGGTTTTACCTCAAGAGGTGGAAATGGCGGTGCTATTGGTTTTAATAATACTGGTGGTGGTGCTTTTAATGATGGACTTACAGCAGTAGCGCAAAGTGGTCGCATCGGCGGTAATGGTGGTTTTGGTGGTGGTGGATCAGCTGATGGAAACTTGGCTGCACAAACTGGTGGTGGCGGTGGCTACTCTGGTGGTGTTGCAGCAAGAACAACCACAAATGGTGTAGTTGGTGCTGGTGGAGGATCTTTTATTATCCCGACTGCAACTAACGTTGGAACATCTAATGGCTCATATGATGGAACTACAACATTTAATAGCGTTTCAATTACAAACCTTAGTTCATATAACACTGGAGATGGCTCTGTTGTAGCTACTCTAGTGTCATCATTTACTAACGGAAACGAAGTTTATCCAACTGCAGCAGACTCTGAAGCAGGAACAAATAAAATTGCTATTGCTCCAGCTGGTAACTCATATCACGCTTTTATTCCAATTAACTATGACGCTGCAAACGATCTAGTTTATAGCCCTACAGCTCATACATTATCTGCAGGTGAAGCAGTCACTCCTACCTTTAATACAACAGCTCCTGCAGGTTTAGCTAATGGAACTATTTATTATGTAAATGTTGTAGATGCCTTTACTTATAGATTAAGTTCAACCCCTTCTCCAAGCTTTACAACTATTAATTTAACTACCCCCTCTGGTCGTTCTACAGTAACACCAGATAGATTGTCTCGTGTAGTAGTAAACACAGCAACTGATGTGTTAACAATTACTGCCCATGGTTTCTTGGTAGATCAGCCAATTCAATACAACAATGGTAGTGGAAACCCAGCTGGTAACAATACGGGTTCTATAGGTGGATTAGATCATTTAAGTACTTACTTTGTACAAGAAGTTTTAAACTCTAATCAAATTAGATTAAAAATAGCTTTAGACCCTGCAACACCTGCAATTAATTTTACATCTCCAGGAACTGGAACAGAACACAGCTTTATATTTGTTACAGTTAATATTGCAGCAGATACTTTATATGTTCCTAACCATGGACTTATTTCTGGACAAGCTGTTAGATATAATAATGGTGGATCATCTAGCATTGGCGGGCTTGTACATAACAACGACTACTTTGTTATTAAAGTAGACAACAGCACTATTAAACTTTCATCAAATGCTGATCTCTCAAATCCTATTAATATCAATGCTGTAGGTGGTGGAACTCAGTCATTATTAGTCACAGCGCTTGATTTTGCTGCAGATACTTTAGCTATACCTAATCATGGATTCTTGCAAAAAGAACTTGTTCTATATGATGCAAAGGGTCAAACAGTAATTAACGGACTAACAACTGCAACTCCGTATTATGTGATTTTCGTTGATGGAAACAAGATTAAACTTGCAACCACTCCAGAAAATGCAGATGCTGGAATAGCAGTAAATATTACTGACACACCTGCTGGTGTCGGTATCCACTCCTTACAGTCTCTTAGCAAGACTCCAGATGGAATCTATACAATTGCTTCTGTACCAACTGCAAACTCATTTACTGTTGCTGCAGCTGGAAGAGTTCCTATTATTACAAAAACATTTAACCCAAGAACAGCTCTTGATTTAAATTTAAGTGCATTTAAGCTTGTCTCTCATGGTTTCTTGACAGGAACTAAACTTAGATATGATAAAGGAGATTCTGCAACTGTCATTACGGGTCTTACAGATTTAACAGACTACTATGTTGTTGCAATTAACAAAGACTATTTTAGACTTGCAACCAGTGCAAATAACGCTGCCTCTGGTACTACACTATCCGTTACAGATTTTGGAACTGGCGTTGGTCACAAATTTACAACTTCTCAGTTAAACGGAAACATTACTGGAGGAGGTACTGTAAGTATTGTTTCTGGTTCTGTTCTTGTAAATGGTATTGGTACTCAGTTCTCAAAGATTCTTAAAGTGGGAGATAGATTCCGTTTATTCCCGCCTAATACAATTATAAATATTAATGTTGTTCCAGCTGATTTTAATACATCAACTAACATAATTACTAAAAACTCCCACGGATTTACAACAGGAGATACCGTGCAGTTTAGTGTAAATGGTGGAGTAGCGCCAGCACCACTAGTTGATCAGTTCTACTACTTTGTTCGAGCTGTATCAGCAAACACAATTACATTACACTCTTCAGCATCTGATGCAGTTGCTAACATCAACGTGGTGGCGATTTCAAATCAAGGTACTGTTGGATCGATTCCTTACTTCAGCTTTACAAGAACAACTCCAGTAGGACCAATTATTCGTCGTATTACAGCTATTGGCTCTGATACACAGATTTCTGTAGACCGTCCATATGCTTCTGCGTATAACGCAGTTTCTTACTCATATCCTACATTCGTATATGTTCGTCCAGAAGGATATTCACTGCATCGTCCATTTGACGGCGGTGTGGAAATGTCCGTTGGTGCTAGTACATCACTAGGACAGATTGTTCGTCAAACTCGTAAGTACTTCCGTTACCAATCAGGTAAAGGTATTCAAACATCATGCGGTATTAACTTTAAACCTTCTATTGATATTGAAAGCATGACTCGGTTTGGTGGTCAAGTTGTTGAATGTAAGACTCGTCGTCCACACGGGCTGATTTCAGGTCTTAACGTTAGAATAAGTGAAGCAACAGATTCATTTGGAGATCCAAGTACTGTTTACAATGGAACCTTTGCTGTTACTGTTGTAGATCTCTTAACTTTTAGAATTACAGCTGCTCAGCCTATTATAGAGACAAGAGCTTACGGGTTCCCTCAGTTCTATGTAACACAATGGACAAATGGAGCTGTTAGAACTGGTATGTTCGATGATCAGAATGGTATGTTCTTTGAGTACGATGGAACTAAAATTTACGCAGTTCGTCGTTCATCTACTCAGCAGATTGCAGGAACTGTAGCTGCTTTACAAGGATCAGAGTTGATTTTTGGAACTAATACAAGTTTCCAAGCTCAGCTCGCTGTTGGTGACTATGTTGTTATGCGTGGTCAGTCGTATAGAATTGTGGAGATTTCTAGCCAGACTCGCATGTCAGTTCGTCCTGAATACAAGGGTTCATCTGGAACAGAAAAAGAGTTTAACCCTTCAGCAGTTGTAAATACAACAACAGATACATTTTCAATTATTAGTCATGGTTTTAGTGATCTACTACCAGTTACATATAACTCTATTGATGGAGAGCCAATCGGTGGTCTTATCAATGGACGTACATATTATGTGTCTCTTATTGATAACAACAGCTTTAAGATTAAAGCAGCTCCAGATTCAGTTGGCTTTGTAAACCTTTCAAGTTTAGGAACAACAACAGTTCACTCCTTTGTTCCAGCTAAGTCAGGTATTATTGTCACTAAGACTGTTGATACTAAGGTTCCTCAGGAAGAATGGTCAATTGATATCTGTGATGGTTCTGGTGTTACTGGATACAATCTTGATCTAAGCCGTATTCAGATGGCTTACATCGATTACTCTTGGTACGGAGCGGGTAAGATTCGCTTCGGATTTAAAACAACCGATGGTCAGGTTCAGTATGTACACGAGTATGTTCACAATAACAATTTGTTTGAATCATACCTTCGCTCTGGTAACTTGCCAGCACGATATGAAGTTGTTACCTATAATAATCCAACTTACATTCCTTCTCTGTTCCACTGGGGAACTTCTGTAATGATGGATGGCCGTTTCGATGACGATAACGCTTACTTGTTTACAGGTTCTAGCCAAACATTGAACGTTCTTGGAACTACAGCTAAGTCCTTTGCTTCAACTGGAATCAATCTTTCTACAGATTTATTCACAGTTCAAAGTCACGGATTTACAACAGGAGATATCCTACAGTTCCAATCAATTGGTTCCAATGGTTTACTTGGTGTTAACTCACTCAACCCAACCACACAAGTAGTGGGATCTAACACATTAGCAAATCTAACTAACAATGCTAAGTACAAAGCATTTGTTAACTCAGCTAACTTGATCCATTTAACTCCTCTTAATGCAACTATTACTGTTGGAGCTACAGTTGAGCGTACAGGTAGTACAGTTACAGTTACTACAGCAACAAATCATGGTTTAACCACAGGAATGTATGTAGGTATTTATGGACTAACTGCAACAAACCTACCAAATGGTCCGTTTTATATAACTAGAACCAGCGATACAGTATTTACATACACAGCTACTGGATCATTCTCAGTAACTAGTATTGCTCAGCCAGGAGCTGCTATCTCTGAAGTTATTAACTTTACATCTCAAGGTAATACTCAGTACACATACTTCCTCTATCCAGATGGATCTGCAAATAATACTTCTGGTCCTAACTACCAGCCTCTTATCTCAATTCGCCTTTCTCCATCAGTATCATCTGGTTTGACAGGTAAACTTGGTGATCGAGATGTTATTAACCGAATGCAGCTACGCTTAAAGGAAATCGGTGTATCTACTACACAGTTGGTTGACTGTAAGGTTCTTCTAAACTCACGACTTAACAACTTAGGTTTCGTTGGAGTAGATTCACCATCTCTCACACAGATTGTCGAGCACACTGCTGCTGACACCGTATCTGGTGGAGTTCAGGTTTACAACTTCCGTGCATCTGGTGGTCAAGGTGGAGTTGAAGAAACAACAGTGGTAGACGTTTCCACACTCTTCGAGCTCTCAAACTCAATTCTTGGTGGAGACTCTATCTACCCTGATGGTCCTGATATTCTTACTATTGCAGTATCACGACTCACAGGTAATCCAACACTCGCATCAGCTAAGCTATCATGGTCTGAAGCACAGGCTTAGGAGGGCCAAATGCCAATTACTCGCCTTGGTCTTTCTAACCCAGCAGCCAATACGGATGTTAGTTTAGCAACCTTTACCTCGCCTCACTTAGTGTCTGTTATTGCTGCAAGTAAAGCAGTAACAGCCACTCCCGTAACAAAAGTAAATATCTGGGTAGTTCCTGCAAATGCAACAATTCCTGCACAGTACGCTTATATAGGTTTCAATATTGCTATTGGTTTAGGACAATCATTTGAAACTTTTAGATTTGCAGTAAATGAAGGAGATACGGTGTATGTAAGATCAACTGTATCAACTACATCTTTTCATTGTAATGGTATCCCTCAAAGCGATTCTGGACTTCCAGAAAACTTAGTTCAAACACTTACAAATAAAACTATTAGTGGACAATATAATACTTTGTATGTAGATCAAGGAACTACGGCACAAAGATCTTTAACTGCTAGTGTAGGATATGTAAGGTTTAATACAGAAACTAGTAATCTTGAAGTAAAAACTGCTTCAGGGTGGCGGATTGTGAGCTACAGCTAATGCCTATAAAGCGTTTGGGAACTGAAACCCCTTTAGCAAATACATCAATAATTTTAACAACATCTGATGTTACTGGAGTTGCTTCAGTAATTGTTGCAAATAAAGGTGGTATTGCTGCACAAGTCACTATTTATGTTGACCCTTTTGATTCTGGTGGTGACCCTAATAATAGAGCATACATTGTTAATGCTTTAGATCTTGCCGTCGGTCAGTCATTTGAAACATTTAGATTTGCTTTAGACGTTGGCGACAAAATTTATATTGCAGCATCAACCGCTAGCTGTGCTTTCTCAACGAATATTTTTTATGAAACTACAGGAAGACTCAATGTTATATATCAAGCTACCCAACCAAATAGTCCTCAAGTAGGAGATATATGGATTGATAGTGATGATCAAGCTGTACGTTTATATACTGGATCAGGTTTCAATCTTATAGCAACTGCAGCTCCGCAAGGTCCAACAGGACCAACGGGACCAACAGGACCTCAAGGCGAGCAAGGAGTTATGGGTCCAGACGGGTCTGGTATTAGAGTTTTAGGAACATATGCAAGTCTCGGACTTCTTGAGGCAGATACTCCAATAGGCAATGTTGGTGATGCTTATGTAGTTGGAACAGATATATATATCTGGTCTGACTTAAACCAAGAATGGTTTGATGCTGGACCTTTTGTTGCTGGACCTACAGGCCCAACAGGTGCAACAGGTGCTGGTGCGACAGGAGCTACAGGTGCAACAGGTCCTACGGGTCCATCAGGTGGACCTACAGGACCAACTGGACCTGAAGGACCTGAAGGACCAGCAGGTGGACCTACAGGACCAACTGGACCAACTGGTGCCACTGGTCTTAGGGGATTACAGGGAAATATAGGTCCAACAGGTCCTCGTGGTTTTACTGGAGATGATGGATCAACAGGTGCTACTGGGCCTACAGGTGCGGCATCTACAGTAACTGGCCCTACTGGAGGTACAGGACCAACGGGTCCCACAGGGCCAATTAATACTGTATTCTTTTCACTCAACTTCATTTAAGGAGAAATAAATGGCAATTAACCCCTCGTTTATAGGAACACCTAGACTAACAACGGTTAACGTCGCAACTGCTAATACTGCTATTGACGGTACTGGAACTGTCACATCACTCATTACTGGTGCGGCTACAGGAACTCGTGTATTAGAAATTGACGTCCAGTGTGCTGCTACATCTGCTGCTGCTCTTGTTAATATCTTTACTTCAACTGACTCAGGGACCACTTGGCGCTTGCTTGATCAGATTACAGTTGCTGCAGCAACTTCATCAACTACAGTAAAGGCCACCAGAAATATTGCAACATATGCAAACTTGGTTTTACCTAATGCCAGCTCTCAACTTGGAGTAACAACCACAATTTCTCAATCAACTAACGTCATTGCATTAGGTGGAGACCTGTAACCAATGACTAACAATACTTATCGGAGTTTACCTAGCAAGAAGGTTCCCGATCAGTATTTTTCAACTACTAATGGGTTAGCTGCCGATCTCAAGAACTGGCCTCGTACTACAACAGTTGTTGAAAATACTGCTGTTGAGGAAATCCTTGCTGATTCTGTCTGGCGTATTGACGCACAAGATCATCAGAACGAAGGTGCGCCAGCAAAGATAGTCCGCAATCTCGGTACAGCAGGTCCGATACTTAATTGTAGGTCAGGCACAACTTCTGTTGCAGATAGTAATGACCCTAAGTTTCTTGACTGGAATGGTACAAATTATGTGTATTTGCCTGGGTTTATTAACAATTATTTATCAGTGCCTGATGATGATGCTTTGGATATTACAGGTGATATTGATTTGCGTGTACAAGTTGCAATGGATGATTGGACTCCTACTTCTCCAAATAATTTTATAGCAAAACGAGGTTCAGGAAATAATGCATATTCTTTACAGGTTAACACTAGCGGAACATTATCTTTAATTTATTCATCAGATGGAACCACACTATTTACTAGGACTTCAACAGTTGCAAATGCAATTACTGATGGTACAGTTAAATGGGTAAGAGCAACTCTTGATGTTGACAATGGTTCATCACAAAATGAAATTAAGTTTTTTACTTCTGATGATGGAGCAACCTGGACTCAATTAGGAAGCACAATTACTAACTCGGGTACTACAAGTATATTTGCTGGAAATACTACATTAGAAGTGGGTAGTCGTACTGGTGGACAAGACACACTAACAGGAAAAATCTACCGTGCTCAAGTCCTAAACGGCATTAACGGAACAACTGTCCTAGATGTTGACACATCTGTTATTACATCAGGTAGTGCCGCAACATTTACCGCAATAACAGGCCAGACTGTCACAATTAATCGTCATACTTCTCAAAAAAAATCTGTAGCAGTGACAACGCCAGTTTGGTTATTTGGCCTTGACGATGTGTTAATTGTTCCAGGTTCTGCTACTGGTTCTAAGGCTGTTGATTTTAGCAACAATGATAGTTTTACTGCATTAGTTGTATTTAGGACTTGGCCCACCAATAGTACATTTAAAGGAATACTTGCTAAATTTAAAGATCCTTCGAGCATAGAATTAGGATATGCTCTTTGGATTGGTTCAAATTCAATAAATTTTCAATTTAATATTAACTCTGATACAAGTTCTTTTAGTAGGGCTTTTACATTTACTAGTGGCATTGCTAATGTATTTGGTGGAGTTTTTAATAGATTTACTAACAGGGCAAACGCCGTTTTCCCGACAGGAGCAATTGGCAATGTAGCTACTTCAATATCTGATACATCAACTTTAATTAATACAGGTGTTTTAACTGTTGGAGGCAGAGGTCCTACTACTCAGTACGTGGATATGGAATTTGTTGCCGCTGCAATTTGGCGCAGACCACTATCACAAGCCGAAATTAATACTGTGCGAACATACTACTTAGATAGGTGGAAATAATGGGAACACTCAGAAGCAAGTTCAATCACTCAGGTTTGGTTATCAATGGGATTACCCTTGGTCACCCGCCAATCTTGGCTGAGGACTTGACCGATCCACAGACAATCTCTGATGCCTTCTTTATCTGGGATGACTCAGCACTACCTACTGGTGAAATCTTAGAAGATAAAACAATTGTTTTAGATGAAGAGCAATAAATATCAGTAATCCGCTTAGGAAATGTTAATACGTTAGGCGTAAAGCTAGTATGGCTGGTATATTTATATAAGGTCTGAAATCAGACAAAAATAGCTATATAAGACAAAAGGACTGAAATGAACGAAACAACAAACTGGTTCATTAACGATGGCCAAAAAAATTTTTACATGCACTTGCTTCGTAATTTTTCAGGTAAACCTATACGCTCCCTTCAAATAGGTGCTTACACAGGAGACGCTTCTGTGTGGCTCTACGATAATCTACTTACTCACCCTGACTCAGTTTTGATTGATGTTGATACATGGGAGGGTTCAGACGAGCCAATGCACCATCAAATGAACTGGTCTACTGTAGAAAATCTTTATGACTTTAAAACTAAGCAAGGTCAGGAAGAAAGAAAAATTATTAAGTACAAAGGAACAAGTGACAGTTTCTTTAAAAATAATAGGGAAATGTATGACTTTATATATGTAGATGGCGATCATACGGCATATGGTGTTATTAAAGACGCTATAGCATCTTATGAATGCCTTAATGTCGGAGGAATTATTGCCTTTGATGACTACCAATGGAGCGCTGGTTTAGGTCCTCTAAAAGAACCAAAAATGGCTATCGATGCGTTCGGCAGTATTTATCGAGATAGGCTAGAGTTAGTCTTGCAAGATTATCAATGTTGGTATAAAAAAATACAATAGACAAGGATTTAAAAATGACAGATTCATTAGATACATCTTGCTATACATATGAGGTTACTATGCTTGTTCAAGTACTAGCCCCAACAAAGGAAATTGCAGATGAAAAATTAGACAAAGACGGTGGATACGTTAGTAAAAGAGATGTAGTTTTTAAAAACTCTACTCTTTTATATAAAGATGGTTTAGAAGTAGAAAAAATTACTGTCTTGTCTGAAGAGGGAGAAATTTAAAAATGAAAGTAGCTATTTACACAATTGCACTTAATGAACGTCAGTTTGTTGATAAGTGGTTTGAAGCATCGAAAGATGCCGATTATTTACTTATTGCTGATACTGGTTCTACAGACGGAACCGTAGAACGTGCTCGTGAGCTTGGAATTAATGTTGTAGATGTGCGAGTTGCTCCTTGGAGATTTGATGATTCACGCAATGCTGCTTTAGCTGCACTCCCTATTGATATTGATATGTGTATCTCTTTAGATATGGATGAAGTAATTACACCTAATTGGCGTCCACTGCTTGAAGCAGCGTGGGAGCGTGGAGTTACTCGTCCTCGATACAAGCACATTTGGTCTTGGAATGAAGATGGAACTCCAGGATTAGAATTTAGTTATGATCACATTCATACTCGTAAAGGATATCGTTGGCGCCATCCTGTTCACGAGTGTCTTTATGTTTATGGTATGGAAGAAAAACAAGAATGGATTGATGGCTTAGAAACACATCACCATCCAGACCCAACTAAATCTCGTTCGCAATATCTCCCACTCCTTGCTCTTTCAGTAAAAGAAGATCCATACAATGATCGCAATGCGTTCTACTACGGACGTGAGCTTTATTTTTATGGACACTACATAGAAGCCGCAGCAGAGCTAAAAAGACACCTATCTTTGCCTACCGCACACTGGGCACCAGAACGTGCTGCTTCAATGCGTTTTATTGCTAAATCACTTCCAGCAGAAGCAGAAATTTGGTTGCGTAAGGCAATCGATCAAGCTCCAGGTAGAAGAGAACCATGGGTTGATCTTGCAAAGGTCTACTATGACCGAAAAGATTGGGCTAACTCGCTTGAATGCGCTAAGGAAGCTCTTGCTATTAAAGAAAAGCCACTCGAGTATCTGTGTGAAGCAGAAGCTTGGGGTGCAGCACCACACGATTATGCAGCTATTGCTTCTTACAACTTAGGTATGTATGAAGATGCAGCTTCTTACGCTCAAGCGGCTGTTGATATTGATTCAGCAGATGAAAGACTTCAGGCAAATCTAAACTTTTGTAAAGAAAAACTTACTTAGTTTTCTTTGAACTTTTTTTAGATTTTTCTTCTTTCTCTAGCTTATAAGCCTCTACTGCATTTGCGCTAGTGCGACTTCTCCATGAAAAATTACATTCTGTACAGGTAACTACCTTTGCTGTAGTCCAACGTCCTCCGTTTGGCAGTTCTTCTATAGAAGTATCAAGCTTAGAAGGACGAGCAGTGCAATATGGACAATTAGGAAATCTGCGTCTTCTTGTTTCTTCACCATTATAGGATACCGACAAAGTTCTACGAATATCGACTTCATCTTTACCACCCCAAATACCCCAGATCTGGCGATGCTCTAAAGCCCATTGGAGGCACTGTGCACGCACAGGACATGCAAAACACATGTTCTTAGCTGCATACTTTTCTTGAGGTTCCTTAGAAAAGAACCAATCAACTGATTCTTTATTTTTAGGATCGGCGCATGAAGCGTCTCTTTGCCATTCTAAATTGTCAGCTGGTTTCCACATATAGACTATTTTAGACTATATACTATAAAACCGCTCGACTATAGACTATAGACTATCTACTATATTTCTATCCATGTAGTTGCAAGTGCTACTCCTACAATATCCCCATACTCTGTCTCACCAGAATCATCACATACAGTAAATTCTAATTCATCCTCAATAAGTCCAGACCATCCATGAACTGGAAAAGCTTTGTCTATCATATTAAATCCATCACCTAGAGAAACAGCAACACCGTCTCTCTGCAGAGCTGAGGCAAGAGCTCTTCGTACTAAGTCATTTTCTAAATCAACATGGTCAAAGGTGTAATAAACAGTAGAGGCCGTAAGTTCTTCGTTATAGCCATTTCCACCCCACTCAGACCAGAGATGTTGACCGTGTCTTTCGTCTTTAATCTTTATCTCCCTACTCTTCCTCTGTGCTTTCAAGAGGAACTTCAAAACTTTCCTCGTAAGATCCGTCTAAGTAATAAACCTCATTTGTTAACTTAAGTTCAAATATTCCTGCAATAGTTATTCCACCACACATTACGCAAACTTCAACATTTCCGTTGTTAACTTTTTCTGGAACATCTACGCCTTTAAGACGCATAAGGATTTTACCTTTTTCGTCCACACTTTCAGGTTCCCACTTGGTGTGGTTCTCTAGCCAGCACGCTTCGCATACTGGCATAGGGCTTATGACGGGCTCTGCGGCCATCTTTTCCTACCTTCAAGTAGTTTTATATGGCTCTAGTCTACTCTTACTGCTCCGAGGCAATCTTTCCAACTTCATAGCCGCACCCAGCATACCCTGCAATATCAATCCAAGTATCTGGCTGGAAGCCTGACCCATGAGCAAATCGTGCCATCTTAAGACCAACCATCATCATTGCAACCTGCTCGTTTGTAATTTCTTGTCCAAGAATGACAGACCAAATTCTAGCCGTCCGTGTAAAATTTTCTTCTGGACCGCCATAGCTTGCGTTTCTATCTTGAGTAGTGATCTTAGCTGCTTCTCGAAGCGCTTCAACACGATAAGGCGTATCTGTTACTTGTTTAAGATACTCGTTTTCATTAGTCATTTGTACTTCTCAATCTGGCAGTAATTTCTCCACTAAAAATTGGAAGAGAAACTCCATCATTAGAGCTTTCAAATACCGTGATTTCATAACTTACTTTGTCTTTTACATCTTCTGCTTCAATTTCATAGAAATTAGAAATCTTTTTTTCTGCCTCGTATATAAGACCTTTATACGTTCTTGAACTTACTAAACACTTTACAGTGATACTTTTCATTACGGAACTCTTTTCTCTAGTTGTTGTGGGGTGTAGTGGAACCCGTCTAGTAGAGGCTCCTTACCATCTGTTGTCTTGACAATAATGTCACCGTATCGAATGCTAACAATCTTGCCACGGCGTCCATTATGAATCTTGCCTTTATCACCATCAAAAGCATTCCATTTAACACGGACTTCATCAGCAACAACTAGTTGTCCCGACTGCGCTGGAATCCAGTTCTCGTTTTTATTTTCTTTTACAATGGCGTGACCTAAAGCAATTTTGCTAAATAACTCAATTACTTGACTTAGGTTTGCCTGATCTTTATCTGGATCTGGATCAGTATTTTTTATTTCGGTCCAAGTATTAAGAAGCTTGATGACGGAATCGCCAACTACCCTCTTAGTTCTATTGTCCGTGAGTTGTTGTTTAACCCAGTTCATATCTACTTCTGGCATCTTAATGTCCTTTCTGACAGATGTGCCTAGATTACTGACAGCAAGCTCTGGTTGTCCAGCGCCTCTACTGTTTTTTGCAAAGATTCCTCCCGTGAGGGAGTGGCATCTCTGTAAAAATCTTTCTGACTTTGTGCCACGATAAGCCGTTGACTCGGGCTCATCTCTTCCAGCGTTGAAGGTAAAAACGCCCATTCTGCTCCTACCCAAGATGTATGACGCCAATCAGTAACTACAGGAACACCAACCGCAATCGATTGAGATATTGCTATAGACCACCAAGGGTCGTTATTTTTATATGTACTAATCAAAGTTCCCATAGAATTTTCTATGCGACTTAGAATCTCGCTATTTTTATCATACTTGTGTAATCGTACTGGCACTACTTCTGAAGTTAGACTTTTTATAACTTTCTTAGTCCACTCGCTCTTAGGTGCGTCAGCACACCAGTAACTACCTCGTGAAGGCTCTATGCGGTCCGTAGAAGCATCAATAAGCTCTCTGTCGTAGCAAATACCGATGACATCTTCGGTCTGAATATTCTTAATAGAGTTAGATACAACCTCTCTAGAAAACCACGGCATACTTGGAACAATAGTCTTGCCCCACTGCTCTGTATAGAGGTGTTGAAGAAAACGGTAGATTGGCTCAGCGTACTTACGCTCTTGTGCCTCAAAATAGTTATATCTTCTAGCGTAAAAAGACTTAAAAAGTTTTTGTGGATTGTCATTACAATCTCTAATTCCAGACCAAATCCAGTATGGGTCTGGTGCATCAATAAGAAGTCTAAGTTTCCCAAGTTCTTTTGCTTGGCTGGCTACCCAAAGTCCAGCGTAGACATAATTAGCTGACACGCTGTGAGGAGAAGCAATGCCAACAACAATTAAGTCATACTGATCTAAATACTCTTTGCTCATACTAAGCTGTGGCTTTTCCCAAGTTACATTGCATTGAAGTTCATCTAAAGCGTTTTTAAACAATCCAGTAAAAGTAGACAGGCGATTATTAGCATTCTCAGAACACTGAGATGCCGTAAATCCTGTAACTAATACTTTCATTTTTCTCCTTGTTAATTATTAGGAGGCTGCCCTGTCTTGAGCAGCCCCCCAACAAACTTTATTAGAACGGTGCAGACGGTGCTGCTGGAGCTGGAGCTGGTGCTGCTGCAGCAGGTGCTGGAGCAGGAGCTGGCGCTGGTGGTGGAGATGCTGGAGCTGCCGCCTGAGCAGGAGCTGGAGTATCACCTTGCATTGCAGCAATTGTTGCTGCACTTGGGAAGTAGTTACGGATTTCGTTCTTCTTGGCTCCGTTATACATACGGCTACCAATCTGTGCACGGAATCTACGACCAGTGAGTGTTGCCTCAATCTGTGCGTTAGTTGGGTTTGTGTCAAAATATCCACGACCAATTCCCATTGCGTGGAACTTCTTGAACAACATACCAAGTGCTGCAGGGCTTTCTGGTGTTACAACCAAGTTATCCCATACAAGACGCTTGTTGTGAGCTCCGCCCTCAACCTGTGCCTTTAGCTTAAACATTGTCTTACCAGACTGCGATGTAGTTGCAGTTGCTTCTACTACTAATAGATCGTAATCACCATCAGGTAGCGGTTCGTAACTGCCAGTTTCACCAGCATCTTTAATTAAGTCAGACCAATTTTTGGTACTCACCTTTATCCTTCTTTCTGTGTTGTTGTTTCAGCTGCTGCGGCCGCTGCTGCTGCTTGTCTCTGACCGAAAACAATGTCTAACATTCTTTCAATAGAGAGATTTTCTTGCTCAACTACCTTGCCAAGACGTCCTTGTACACGCTCTCCAGCTTCGTGCTGGTTTGTGCGCTCAACGTACATACGACGAACTTTGAATGGCGGTTGTGTTGGATCTGGATTGTGACGTTCCTCAACGGTAATCGCACCCAGAATGTCGTAGAAGTAAGGAGCTTGAATTGCAAGCTGACCTTGTAGGTATGGACGATAACGACCATCCTTATCAAGACGAGCCATTGCAGTTAGCACTACTGCTTCTAATGGATTTGTTGCATGCATTGTTAGGTCACGCAGGTCACGCAAGAGTCCACCCATATGGCGAAGAAGTTCTCCCCATTGTTGTTGTGTCATCTGATTTACACCTGCAATGTTCTCCAAGCACTTAACTTGAAGTTCAGAAACAGAGTCAATAATTAGACTCTTGAATTGATGCTTACCTAGTTGTAGCCACTGGTATGTCTTAAGAACAGTGTCATAGTCACGCACTGTGACTACACATGTATCCCAAGTTCCATCAGCCACTGGTGGCTCCTCACGAAGAGGATCCCAATACTTTACGATGATTGGGAGGAAGCGGTGTCCACCCTCAACATCGAGCATTAGGCGTGGATACGGTGCTGTAACAGCAAGACTGGATTTACCAACCTTACTCTCTCCATACACCATAACGGTAAGAGAACGTTGAATATCGCTCATACGTCACTCACTTCCTTTTTTGTCGGTTTCGTAATACGCATAAGGATCTGCTTCCTCATACGAATCGCTAAGTGCTTGTTCGGCAGCGCTTCCGTCATCGAACATAGGGCATATAGCGAAAAATTGGCATTTCCATTTGCAATCACGACTTGGTGTCGGATATGCAACAAATGAATGATCAGAACCTGTATCTAAAGCTCTACGAACATTCATAAGATCTGTAATGGTTCCGTGGATTCTATTCCAGAAAGAACGCATTGTAAATACATTGTGATGAACTTCTACTTGATCATAGAAAGGTGGGCGAGCAGTTGCTGTGCGCTTTACTTTTTTAAGAAGCGTGAATAGTCCACCATCTGAGCGATGCTCTTCGTCAGCCTTTGTAGCCTCGAGAAGCATATATGTCATAACCTGCTCATTCATATGAGCAAGGTTTCCAAAGTCCCCTAGAGAACCACCAACAGTCTTAAAGTCACGGAACATACGAACGCCATCAACTTTACGACGAACACGCATATCAAGCTTGCCTTGCAGTTCAACTTCTCCATTAAACAATGGAGCAATAATTGTTTCTTCTGTAGAGATCATCTCAAGCTCTGCGTCAATTCCCTCTTCTGAGACCCACTCTTCGTATCCCTCAAGCATGATGCGACCCATTTCTGCCTCTGCTTCAAGGTTAGATACATCTAGAAACTCTGCAAGAAGAATCTCTTTATCTACCTGCACTAATTTTGAGTGTGCCTCTAGTAGTGGAGTTCCGTTTGCGTAGTGATCATCAAGTGCTGCGTGGATACGGCTACCAAAAGCTAACGCACCAGTCTTATCACGAAACTTTGGTTGTAGACGACGATAGTAGGCAAGCCACCATTTACGACGGCAATCTTTAAATGTTTGTAGCTCTGAGTTAGATAGTCTTACTACACCGCTCATAAAACACCTGCCTTATCATCTTTGAGCAACTTCATCAGTTGATCTTTATCTCGAACAATCTGTTCGAAGTTGTCTGATTTTGTTTCAAGTACTTGCAAAACTCTTTCTTCAATTGTTCCCTCTGTTACATAATCCATAATCAAGATAGAGTCGTGGATTTCGCTACCAATACGGTGCACACGGTCTAAAGCCTGACGATGATCGACTAGTGACCAAGGTCGCTGTAGCATAACAAGACGACGAGCAGCGGTCAACGTGATACCTACACCACCTGCCTGAGCAGTAAAAAGAACCCATTTGATGTTTCCTGCTTGAAAATCATCCACGGCTCTTTGACGCTCATCTTCATTCTGAGCACCAGTAATTAGTCCGTGCTTAATTCCAGCCTTTGTAAGTTCTGCGCTAAGAAGATTAATAAGCTGACGTGATACTGCACAGACAGCAACGGAGTCATCCCCGAAGTCACCATTCTTGATATCATCCATAAGCGAGTCCACCTTACAAGATGGTCCAGCAAGAACCGTCTTCATTTCCCCTGTTGACTCGTCAACTTCCATAGTCGCATAAGAACTAGCAAACTGAAGCAGACGAGTTGTTTGAGTCAAAATACTTGGAGCAGTAACTGCATCCCCGCTCTCAAGCTCAGCAATCATTGTGTCACGCATTTGATCGTAAGCCTTTTTCTGTTTAGTCGACATCTCAACATCACGACGCTCATTCATAACAGGTGGTAGCCAAGGAAGCACAACCTTTTTGAGCATACGACGCATTACAGGGTTTACGCTCTTATGGAACTCATCTTCCATGTGTGGCTTAACGCCAATAACCATCATTCCACCAAAAGCATTAAGCATAATGTCAATCATTCGATCAATCCACTTTGTCTTTGATGGCCAATCAATAGGAGACAGCCAATGAAGGATTGACCATAGATCAACAACATCTTTAGCAATTGGAGTACCAGTAAGTGCAAAACGAATAGGAGCATCACCAGTTGCAGCCCAAAGAGCACGAGTCTGCTTAGATTTTGGCTCTTTAGAGCGATGAATCTCATCGGCAACTACAGCTTTAAAATCAATCATATTAAGCTCTCGTGGATGAACTTCACAACGAGTCTCTGTAACACTCGGATCTTGTCCTCCCATCTCAACGCACTTAACTAAAGCGATAGAGCCATATCCAGAAAGCCGTGAGTGTGAGCGAAGCGATTCCCAGTTAATAATAAATACTTGTGCTTCTTCATTGGCAAACTGCTTTTTGCGTTGAACCGCAGAGCCTTTAATAACCTGAGTCTTTACTCCCGGCCACCACTTCTCGAACTCTCTAGCCCAGTTCTTCTTCAAAGTGTTAGGGCAGACAATGAGTGCAGGAAAAACATCTTCGCCATTATCTTGAAGTTTTTTAAGAGCACGGATCGCTTGAGCAGTCTTACCTAGGCCGGGCTCATCCGCTAGAAGAGCACGCTTTGCGGTACTAAGGAAGGCTACGCCAGCTCTCTGATGAGGGAATAGATCTTCATCGCCCTCGTAGGTCTCAAGCTCTCTAAGAGCATTGGCAGGGGCAACTCTATTATTGAGTTCGTTGGTCGCCCACTCGGTTAGAGCAGGTCCAACAAAGAGATCTTCCTTAAATGTTGAGCGTAAAGCAAGGCAAGTTGTCCAGCTAAGTGGAACAGTCCAGACTTGCTCCTTAGGGCTCCAGGAAGCCCCTGGAAGGCTCTTACAGAGCTCTTTGAAGCGCCAGTCAGCGGTTATGAGGATGTTGTTCTTGTCTGGGTTTATATCAACTGTTACTGCCATTTTGCCACCTAATCTTTAACGTCACTACATTAAGTAAAACATACTACTAACAATATTGCAACCTAAAAGTTTTTTAATAGTATCTTTAGTCTAGCAGAGTTCTAGGAACCCAGCCAGTTTTAACTAGTCTTAAAAGGGCGTGTCGCATTGCATCATTTGCATGCCCTTCCCCTCCTACATGCCAAGTCCCAAGCTTCTTGAGGGTTGGGTTTGGGAACATATTCTTGGCATCGGCTGGAGATTGAAAAACGATCTTTTCAGGGTCATACCTGTTGGTGCGACACAGGTGCTTAAGCACGCCTATCTGCTCAAGGCTGTAGGGAGCCTGAGAGTTACGAACTGTTTGAGCATTAATAGTAAAACGCTCGCAAACAACCGTAAAATTATCCTCATCGTTTCTAGTATTTAACATCATGTCAATAACTAAAGCAAATTCCTCTGGTTGAACTTCCTTTGACAAAATTAAATTAGGAACTGGGTCAGACCCATTCCACGACATAAGTACAACACCTGTTGCTTTTCCTGGATCTACGGCTAGAACATATTTCATTATGCGTACTTCTCCCCCCAGTTATTCATAGGACCGTCAATGCCTGAGGTTAATGGAACAGCCCAGCCTTCGGTGGTAGTCATACACTCTTGAACAGTTCTCTTGAATTCTTCAACTTGGTCTTTAGGTGCTTGTAAAACAATTTCATCGTGTACTGGAACAATCAGGTGCTCTGTGAGATCTGCCTGATCCAACTTAACAAGATTACTTTTAAAGACTTCAGCAGCACCACCCTGAATTAAATAGTTAACAAGAGTATAGACACGCTCTTCATCACAAGGAATGCGGCGACCAGTCCATGTGTGGACATAGCCTTGACCTTCAGTACGAAGACGAGTCATGCCAATATTTTCAATTTGTTTTTGAAACATCATCATGCCGGGATAGTTAGCGTCAAAAGAATCAGAGACAGAACGCATTTGAGGTTCTGATACACCAGCAGTCAAAGCTTGTTTAGCGACACCTGCACCGTAAAGTCGTCCGTAGACAACACCTTTGATGAGGTTACGACGCTTGTCGGACTTTTGCATATCTGGTTCTTGATAAACCTGACGACCAATTTCGGTAAAGGGATCAGAGCCAGTTGCATCTGCTTTATGAAATAGAGAGATGAGGTTCGGATCCTGAGATAAAGAAGCAAACATACGAAACTCGACCTGATCTAAGTCGGAAGAGATAATCACATGGTCTGGATCACGAGGTAAGAACGCTCTTCGTACTGTCTCATCGCCCTTAGGCAAAGTCTGTAGCGCAGGATCAGTGATTGACATACGAGATGTGCGAGCACCTAAAGTCTTTACAGATGGGTGAAGGATGCCATTGACATTTTTATTAAGGAAGTTAAGGAAGTAAGTGTTAGCTAACTTATCTGCCTTGCGTTGCTTGAGAACAGTTTCTGCAAGGTTCTTAACCTCTTCGTTACCATTAATAGTTAAAAGCTTAAGCTGATCTTTACTTGCAGACTTTGCTCCAGATGGAGTTGTTTCTGTAATTTCTGCACCAAGCTTTTCAAACAAGCGAACTAGTTGAATGTTGCTTGTTATACTTGTTCCACCGTAAGTTTTTGCTGCCCAGTCTTTTACGGAGTCTGCGTAGGACAAAAGCTCTTCGTATTTTTTCTTTGAGTAGTCAAGATCAACACGAGCACCATTAATCTCCATACGAGTAACAATTTTGCGTGTTGCCATCTCAAGTTCGTAGGCTCTGTTATATGGACCTTGAGGACCACACTGCTGATAAAACTGTTCCCAGAGACGCATTGTTAGAACTGTATCTAAAGCTCCGTAAACCCAGTAAGGCTCGTAATTAACTGGAACTGTTCCCCAAGTCCAGCCGTTTTCGATAAGACCTAAATCAAGGCTCTCTTGCATTGCAACAGCTTTACCATCTACATAACGAGCAGCAAGAGGCTTAAGACCGCCAACACCGAGAGGATCGATGATATGAGCCATAATCATTGTGTCGTGTGCACGCTGCCAAGGCATTTCCCATTTAGATTTAATTGCAAACCAACGAGCTTCGAAGGCAATATTGTGGCACACAATAGGTCCTTCAAACTTTCGCATTGCTTCGTAGAAGACGCCGTTCCATTCATCCCAAGGAATAGACCAGCCTTGCATTCCATCGCCTACTTGAACAAGACGCAGGTCTCCGTGCCAAGGAGATAGCGCATCACTACGCTCACCGCCGGGACGTTCACCAGTTTCAGTATCGATTGCAATTGCGTCATATGGACGTCTTTCACCAAGCCAAGTAATAAATTGGCCAGCTTTTTCTACAGAATCAACAAGGTGAAGTTTTACATCACCTAGTCCTTGCGTCGTTTGGTTGTCGCTCATTACTTCCTAGTCTCTACTTACGGGATCATTTCCACTCTATAGATCGAATCTATCTTCTCGTCATTCAGGGCTGCTTTTTCAAGAAGCCTTTGAGCGACGTTAGTAAGGTATCTTGCACCACCTTGGTCATATTTGTAAAGTGCATCTAGAACTGCTGTTGGATCTTCGCTTACTTGAGCCCAGTTGCGGTCTGTTTCAGGAAAAATAAGAGGTAGATCTTTAGATGGATTACATTCTTCGCATGGTAGAGAATCTTGCTTTAATACGTCACTACTATCTTCTTTTAAATAGTATCTTTTTACAAGAGGACACGCCGCACCATGAAATATAAGTGAAACACCTACACGAGATAGTATGTATGCGCCGTTCTCTGTCTTGAAAAGCTTAAACTCAATCCAGCGTGTAGAGCCACGGCGCCAAGAGGTTGATTCTCCTAGCAATCGACCATTGAACTGAAGAGTTCGAGACCCATCTTTAACTTCATGCATTAGGAATCTCGTCTCCTGTTTCTGGATCATGGGTGTGATCTTCTTCTTCTTTATAATAAATAAACCGCCACCAAAGATCTATTTCACTATTTGCCCATTGGAGATCCATCCATCCTTTAAGAGGCCAAGGTTCATTATTGACTGGTTCATCAAGTTTTATATAATCTAGAGAATCACTTCTATCATTGATATATGTAAGTATGTTATCTAAATGACCTAAGATTGTTTCCTGAGAAACTTCTTTTCTCTCTGTTTCATTAGAGAAGTTAATAGCAGTGTGGAACTCTTCTCCAGAAGAAGCAGTAAAAACTTTACAAATATAAGGTTTATTTCCTACTTCATAGTTAGGTACATAACTTATCATATTTTTTCCTTCAGTCTCTGAATCTCTTCTCTAAGAGAGTCTATCTCAATTTGTTGTACTTTGACTAGTTCAAGAACAAGGGTTGAAAGAAGGCTGTAGTTGATTGCGTTAGGTTCTTTATTTTCATCGTACCCGACAATCTCTCTAATACCTAGCTCTTCAACCTCTTCTGCAATATAGCCGTACATCCACTCTCGACCTTCTTGCAAATTTCTTGCTTGATTTTTATATTTATACCTTTTTAGATTTAGATTAAGCAGGTTTTTTACATCCACCATTGAGTAGTCAGTAATTTCTTTCTTAATCTTTAATGTAGAAGGAGTTCCAGTTGTTCCACTAACGACGTGAGTATGTCCAGTAGAGTTGGAAGTTACATCAGTAAAACTGTGCGTGTGGGAGGGAACTCCACCTCCTCCTACTGAAGAATAACCTCCAGTACCGTGAACGTGGCTACCAGCCGCCGCTTGAGTTGATCCAGACCCAAGAGTTAACGTTGAGCTTGATGAGATTGTAACAACTCTTCCATTAGTACCAGAAACATTGCTTACAGAAACACCAGCTCCAGCGTTAACGTCAGTTATAATATTAGTTCCGCCAAAAATTTTATTTGCAGTAATAGTGCCATCTTGTATTTTTCCGTTAACAATAGCGCCATTATCAATTTTGGCACTTGTAACTGCAAGGTTTTGAATTTTTTCTGTTTGGACAGCGCCAGCATTAATCATTCTTGAAATAATAACGTCGTCATTCATATGACGTCTTTCAACTGCAAGACTATCTAGTTCAAATGATGTAACAGCATTTTCTCGAATTTGAACGGTATCAATAGAGTTACCTTGTATTTCATCGTATCCAACCGAGTTTTCAGCTAAATCATCTTCTCCAATACTTCCAACTGCTATTTTTGATTCAATTGCACCTTCAGATCCTTGAATGGAAAAAGCAACAATTAATTCTCCATCAATTCCGCCAATAATCTTTTCACCAGAGATACCTTCAATTTGATCATCTTGAATAAGCCCGACAGTAATTGTTGCAGCGTCTACGCTATCAATCTGTGTATCATTGATTGTTCCAATAAGTTTTTCTGTAGATATACCCTCGAGTTGATCGTCAACTAAAAGGTCTGGTCCAACCTTAGACGCTGAGATACTCTCTAACTGATCATCCACCAGAAGATCTGGTCCAACCTTAGACGCTGACAAAGTCTCGATCTGATCATCTACAAGTAAATCTGGACCAACTTTAGAAGCCGAGATACCGATAAGTTTTTCGTCTTCGATCTCTCCAGCAAGTTTGACGTTGGTGACTGCACTGTCATTAATTTGATCTGTATCTACTGCTGAAATTTGTATGTTTTCTCTTGCAACAGCTGCATCATCAGGATCCCCAACAACAGCTAGGTTTGCACTGATAACAGCCTCTGGAGCTAGTGTACGTCGAATAATTGCTGCATCAGCAACTACATCTGGCTCGATGGCACGCAGTGCAATATTTCCAGTCTTTACTACTTTTCTTGCCAACTGAGAGGGAGCAGAACGTGTTTCCAAGTATCGTAAGCGTTTTTGTACATCATTAATGTTTCCAGCAATGCTTTTAATACGAGATCTACGACGGCTTGCCATTAGCTATTTCCTCCTGTTGGCCTTAAATTGTTTGCTTGTCCAGTCTTATCGACCTTCCAATCAGTAATAAGTTCTAAAGTAACTGCTTCTGGGAAAAACGAGTTATCTGGAACACTTACTTTGTATGAGTTAATCTTTCTCACAATAATGTCATTTCGTGGTTCTTGATCGTTTGCTAAGCGAGCAAGAATAAAGGGGTCATCAATAATTATCGTGCACCAATCTCCAGGATAAAAGCTACCTACAGTAGGAGTTATAGATCCATTTACACTTATTGATATATCACCCATAGGGACTTTAGATTCAAACAAATACTCTTCTGCATAGTCATACAAGATGTCTTCGTCAGCAGTGTTATTTATAACTTCTACGGCATCGATGAGAGGAAAGCTTCTTCCTAACTTATTGTTCAACAGCTCCGTGTCAGATGCAACTGCATATGGTTGACTTGCCTCATCTGAAAGATCTGTTACATTTCCTTGAACAAAAAATCTTGTAGCAGAATCTTCTGCGTTTTCTTCCAAGGTAAAAGAAGAAATACTTCCTGGATACTCGAATACAAGTTTGTTGTATCCAATCCTTTGCTCGTCTGTTAAAAGAGAGCTTTCTATATCTGGATATTCGTTACTTCCATTAGGGTTTTCTATATCTAAAAGAGTAAATATTCGTATAAAAGAACCTAAAAATGGATCATAATCACAATCTACTCTATACTCGAAACCATTAATATTGTCGGAGTAATCTTCTAAAATTTCACCAACGCTTCTAGTTTCATAGCCTCTATAAACTTGAGTATCTTGATACTTATTACTAAGATTATAATTGTCAAACTGAAAATCAAGATTAGAGTTAGCTTTATATGGTCCATATGTAGAGTAGACAATCTTACTTCCTACAGAAGCAAGACCACCAAAAATTGTTTCTTCTGGTACAGCAATAACAGAATTTAGTTCGTATGTGATTGTTGTAGAAGTTACGCTATCTATTACAAAAGTTCCGTCAAAATTTATATCTAGTTTTTGATTAAAAGGTGAGTCAATACCAGTAACAGTAACCTTTTGACCAGCGGTAGCACCGTGAGCAATGTGTGTTGTTATAGTTGCAAAATCACCAGATCCTGTTTTTTCAAGTTTTCTTTTTGTAATAAAAACTGTCTTAACTCCTGAAAGAGCAGTTTCTGGTGTTTCCCCTGCAATACCCTCGCTGTTAAAAACTATAGTTCTTGAGTCAGGGACCTCTGAAACGGTCCAAGGATTAAACTCATCTAAACCAGTGTCTACATCATAAACATCAAAATCTTGACCGGGAACCATGCTATGGTCTTGGGCTGTTCTAAGAGTTACAGTTCTGTCAACTACTTTTTTAGAAATAACAGAAACCTGTAGCGTTCTTCCTGGCTCAATAAGCTCATTACCGAATCCCCTATACACGTCATTAAAGGTTCCGTAGTATTCACTAAGGTCTGTATTCATTTTTTCAATAAGATCTCTTACAAGCTCGTAAGTATCGTATAGCTTTCTAAGAGCACCACCCGTTACTCGAGTATCTGAAACTGTAATGTTGTTTTCACTAATATCAGCATTTAAAAAATATGTAATTGAATCTGAAGTAGGGGTATCGTCTATCTCATATGTTCCATTTACTAGAGGACTTGTATTTGTAACTTTTACAAAGTCACCAGAAAAAAAGTTATGATCTTGTTCTAAGTTGATTGTAGCAAGCCCATCTTCAATAGAAAATGAAGTTATTCCTAAAAACTCAGATCCATAAGAAATAGTCTTCCATATAAATCGATGGTAGAAATAGCTTGGAAACTCTGAAGCATCTACCGAAAGAGTCTTACTTGATTCATCATATTTTCTTGACCAAATAATTCCCCCCCAAACACACTGGCCATTTCTTAAAACATATAAACCAGTCCTGCCCGGCATAGTTGTTTCATACAAATCATACTTTTTAGTTGCCTCAATAACAGGGATACTTCCCGAAAAACCCCCTGCTCTACGAAGAACTCTTTCGTAAGACACTCCAGTAAAAGGAAGCTCTGCAATAACCTGATTACTTAAAAGATCAGTCAGATAGTATCTATACTCAACGTCATAACTTGTCATTTAGTGCGTCCTTTGTTTAGCCTAGCCAGCCAGATCGATAGTATAACTTAAGAAGAGAATTACTCGCAGAATCTGACGAGTCATAAAACTCTATAGTATTAGAACCAGTCTCTAAGAAAAAGAAATCAGTAAAGACATCAAGTTTTGCTCGTCCACCAGATGTTGCACCATTTAAGCTAACATCTTTACTTAATGTATCAATTTCTAAGATATCTGGGCCAAAATCTATGCTTGTACCAGTAAGTCCGGGAGTAAAAGGTATATTATTCTTTTTGACTGCAACACCATTAGAGCTAATAGCTCCACCATCTTCTGCAAGAATATCATCGGATACCGAAGCCGTTCCAGATGCCTCTGCAAAGGGAATAGATCCAATAGCAGTAAAAAACCCATTGTCAGGAGTAGATGCGATAGATCTAGTTACACGAGCAAAAGCACCCTGAATAACAATTCCTCCAGATCCAGCATTTACATTTTCGGTAGCTATATTTCCTGTAGTTGCTGTTGTGTATGTAATAGTTGTGCTATTTACTACAGTTATTGTATATGTCCCATTCAACGACGATGCGTTTGAATCCATTCCAGAAACTGATATAGATGCACCATTTGATAGCCCGTGAGGAGCAGCTGTAACAACCGTAGCAAGAGTTCCTACTCTTTCTCTTGTAAGAACTGTAGCTGTACCAGCAACGGTGCCAACGTTTGTAGATGTTGTTGTTGTATATTTAAAAACTGTTGGACTAATAACAGTCACTACATATGTACCATTTAATGTTGCTGCTGCAGAGTCCATATTAGATATAGTCACATACTGATTATTTGCAAAATTATGAGGAGTAGATGTGACTATAGTGACGCTAGAACCTGCTCTACCTCGTGTTGATACAACAGCACCTGCATTCGATAATGTAGCATTAGAACCAGCTTGGATATAGCTAAGTGCATTTGCAAAAGGAACTGCAGATATAGTAAAAGTTCCATCATAGGGGGATCCAAGACCAGAAATTATTACCTGCTCTCCAACAAAAAAACCATGAGACGTAGGTGTAAACACAGTAACTGTGCCACCAATAAGCTGTTTGCTTGTAAGATATTTTTTACTTGCAAAAACTGTAGGAGTTGGCGCTACAGTAATATTTATTGCACCTTCGTCGGGTTGCGCTGGGTTTGCAATAGTAAAAGTATTTAAGTTAGGTGTAGAGGTTACAATTCCAGAAGTAGGATATGTTGCATTACCAACGCTACCTTTAATAGTTACTTCTTCACCTACAAGCAGCCCGTGGGAAGGTGCTTCAGTTCCAGGTGAAGTAGATCCAGTAATAAACGTTGCAACACCAGAAAAACGTTGTCTTGTTGCTAAAGCTACTTCTGTTTCTCTAGTTAAGTTATATGTAAAAGTTGTAGGTGTTGGTATAGATTCAACTGTTCTTGTACCATCAAAGGTCGAGTCAATTCCAGAGATAGTGACAGAGTCTTTAATAATTAATCCGTGAGGATTTGTAGATGTTATTGTTGCAACATCATTTGACATACTTTTTGTTGTAGTAGTTTTTGTATTTGTTCTTGTACTAGAGTAAGAAAACTCATCGCCTGAAGAAGATATGCTTGTTATCTGAAACTCTCCGTCATAGTTTATATCAGATATAGACACTGTAACTATATCTCCAACAATAAACCCGTGAGCTACGCTAGTGCTAAGAGTTGCAATGTTGTTGTTTAATCTCTTACCGATTACTGTCTGAGCTACTCCTCTTGATTTTGCGTAACTAAAAGTTGTATTTGTTTTTGCTGTTATAGAGTAAGTTCCGTTAAATACAGAATCAACATCTGCAATAAAAATAGAGTTACCTACTTCAAATCCATGGTTTGAGTTTGTTTCTATTGTGGCTACTCCGTCAAGAAGTTTTTTAGACACTATGCTTTGTATGGAAGCAGCACTTGGATCGTTAATTAAAAATTGAACTGTAGTTTCTGTATTTACAGCGTATACCTCAAACTCACCATTTAAGTAAGACTCAGATAGACCGCTAATCTCTACTATATCTCCAACCAGCAAACCGTGCGCCGCTCTTGTTGTCAGTGTTAATATATCTACTAGCTGACTTTCGCTAAAAGAAAGTTCTTTATTAACAACAGAGGATGTAAGACGTCCTCTAAGACCAGAGACAACTGCAAGAAGTTTTTGTGTTGCAGTATCTTTGTTGGTCACAATATACGCTGGAGCTATGATTGGACCTTGTATTTCAAGCTGAACAGGTACCGCAACAGTTCCGCTGTTTACTATAGTTTCAATTCCTGTTGATCCAGATGTTCTATTTCTTGCTGGAATTTCAATAATGTTATATCCAGAAGGTTCTTGATCATTCCATGAGTATTTAATTGGATCAGCTGCTTTTAAACCAATAGAAAAATCTGTACGACCACGGGCAGTAACTGTTTGTATCTGAGGTGCGCCACTTAATCTAACAAAAGATGCACGCTTTCCATCAGTACCTGTTTTTAACCATGCACCTTTATAAACAAGATCTGTTGCAATAATAAGTCTGTCACGAGCAGCCTCAACAAGGTCTGGGGTTGGAGTTAAAAAAGACCCAGTTAGAGTAATCATACGAGCTTGGTATCTACCTTTAACATCATAAGAACCATCACCAAAACCACGAGGAATATCTGGCATATCTGGCTCTGGATGACTCCACCAACCTTCAATATCAGTAATAACCCAAGTAACGCCATATTCGTCAATAGTATTAAATACAAAATCGCCAAGGACAATATCTGCCCTGAGCTTCATACCAGTTAGGTGCGGCTGAGGAAGTGGAGTTAGACCACGATCTACAAAAAAGTTTTCCTGTGCTTGGTTATAGATTTCGCTCATTATGCAGCACCTTTACGCATTTGGAATGCAAGTTGACGGGATACAAGATTTGCAAGCTCACGCTCGTCCATACCGGGAGATGGGTTTACAGTGATGTTGATTCCACCAGCGCCAGCTGACATATAGTCAATCATAGCCTTGTCACGCTTCGATAGTCCGTCTGGATCAAGAGGCTCTACACGCTCTGGGCGACCAGCTTCACCAATCATTGCAAGAGTTCCATTGTTTGTTGCTGGAACAATTCCACCTAACGCAAGTCTTGGAATATTAGGAGTGGTTATTGTAAATCCTTTACCAGCAATGCCAAGAGCCTTAGTTAAAACATTTGACGGGATACTTAACGTTAGTTCAAATCTATTCCACCAGTCAATCATTTTATTGATTGTCTCTTTAAATCCATCAGATAAAAATCCCCAAATATTGCCAATTTTAAATGCAGCAACAATTGGATTAATAATGCTTGCCTTCAAGAACGAAACAAACCCACTAAGGATTAACTTAACTCCTTCTACAGGATCAGTAAATAACTTAAATATTCCACCAGCTATCTTTATAAATCCAGCAATTACGTCAGCTAAAGTATTTATAGCACCCACAAGAATTACTTCAAATACGGGAACTACATACTTACCTATGAAGTCACCAATCTCTTTAAAGAAGTCACCAAACTTATTAATTTGAGGGAATACTTCTTCAAGAGCATCTCCAATAGTTTTAAAAGCATCCTTTAAAGCTTTTAAAACACCATCTACAAGATCTTGAAGAGCTTTTCTAAAAATTTCGCTTTTATTGTATGCAAGAACAAGAATTGCAATAACGGCAGCAATAGCACCTACTAGAACTAAAAATGGAGTACTAACCATTCCAGCGCCATAAGTCAACATTGAAAGCTCTTGACTAAATTTAGTTACCATTCCACCTATAATAGGTAAATTCTTTAGTGGAGCTAGGCCCATTACACCGAAATTAACTAAGGCCAACATTGCACTTTTTAGAGAGTCAACATAGAATCCAAGAGCTATTTTAGAAAGGCCAATTGCAGCATTAAAAGCAAGAATAGATCCAGTCACTATCAGTAGAGCTTGCCCTAGTTCTGTGCTTAATACAGTATTTAACACTTTAAGAATATTTGTTAATGTAGTGAAAAATATTGTAATTGCGCCAGAGTCAGTAAAGATTCCTATAGTTTTTGCAAACTCTTCAAGAAACTTTCCAAGAGAGGCTAAGGCTCCATCTTTACCACTAAGAGACTCGCCAATCTTGTTAAATTCAATAACGACTTTCTTTATGGACTCTAAGAACTGAGTCATACCCTCACTTGCGCCAATTTGAATTAAACCTATTGCAATAAGACCAATAATGTCAAGAAGGATTGTAAAGTTTTTAGTCAGATTTAGTATTGTTGTCTGAAGCTCTCCTGTCTCGCTAAGAGCTTTTGTGGTTGTCTCCCACATGGCAGTTACTTGTTTTAGCCAATCTAGGAAATACTGTCCACCACTTCCCGGACCAACAGATGCAGCAATAATTGTTCCTAGAGCGCTAAACGTGTTTCCAAATGCCGCACTAAGATCTCTTACAATTCCTGTTGCTGTTTTAAAGATTTCATTAAGCTCGCCAGTAGCTTCTTTAAGTTCCACGGTCTTTCTAAAAGCTTCTGCTTTTTTCTGAATAAACTGTGCAAACTCAATTGTGTAAGGAGTGAATGCTGCTTGTAATGTCACAAAAGCTGAAGCAAGATCTATAAATGCTCTACCTAAAGCATCAATAATAGGAGTGAAAGACTCAAAAATTATTTTAATTTCTTCTACCTTTTTAGGGGTAGTAAATGCTTCTGCAAATAAAAGAGACAGCTCTCCAAGTTTTGCAGCAATATTAATTAAATCTTCTTCTAGTAGTGGAAGATACGTCTCAACAAGAAGCTTAACTGCTTCCGTAAACTTAGGAAAAAACGCTTCCTGAAGTTTCATTCTTAATTCTTCAAAAGCCTCTTTTAAGCTAAGAATATATTTAACAAAGTCTTGTGCAGCAGGGGATAGTTTATCTAGAGCAACTTGAAATTCGTTTGACCCAAGCCCTTTTTCTGCATCTGCAACAGCTCTTTTTGCAGCAGCAAGTTCTCTGTATGCAAGCTCTAAAGCACGAGCATTTTGACGATCAACTTCCCCACCCTTAATAAGTGCATCCTGAGCTGCTTTAAGCTCTTCTAGGGCTTCTCTATAAGAGATAACAGACCGTGCAGCGTCTATCTGAGCATCGGACTCATCTTGTTTCGCAGCTACTAATGCATTTTGAGCATCAACAACTCTTTGATTACCATCAACACCCTCTTTATTTGCTCTTGCATTTTCCTTACGAAGATCTCCATTTTTGTCAATTGCTTTTCGCAAGTTGAGATCAGCTTCGGCAAATGCAAGCTCGGCCTCACGGCGAGCACGAGAGTTAGGTGGAAGGTCTTGAACACGCTGTAGAGACTCACGAGCTTTCTCAAACTCAAGGCGTGCTTTCTTTTCAGAGATAACTCCGCCTTCAAGTTCAAAGCGAAGTTGCTGGATTGCTTCTTTTGCCTCTTCACGAGCCTTTGTGACGTCCTCAAGTGCTTTTTCTGTGTTCTTAACAGCTCCTTGATATGAACGCTCTGCACGCTCTACGGCAATTGCTGCATCTGCAACAGAGGTTGCTGCATCAGATTCAGCTTCGACTGCATCTGCTTTTCTCTTTGCATTTTCTCTTGCTACTTCATCTAAGTTGTAATAGGCATCTGCAAGTCTTTCATTAGCACGAGCAAGAGCTTCTGCATTATCTGCACCACTTGCAGATACTTTTGCACCAGCCTTAATAGCCTCCCCGACGCCACCAAATGTTGCTTTGAGAACCGCAGCGGCAGCACCTACCGCTAAAAAAGCACCAGACAAACCTAATAAGGCAGGTGTTGCTGCTGCTGTAAGAGAGATAATCGTTCCCAAGCCACCAACAAGAGCACCAATAGCGCCACCAACAGCAGTGATAGCTGGAGCTAGAACATAGCCAGCTCTGACCAGAGACATAAATCTTTTTCTTGCCTCTGTAAATCTATTTAAATCGCCCTCGCTAATACTTTTACCGAACAGAAAGGCAGGATCTCCTCCACCTTTACGAAAACCTCTAGAAAAGCTGCTACCAGCATTTGCTCCAGCACGTTCTGCAATTGTGTCAGAGCTATTAAATGCTTTTTCGATGTCGCTTTTTACACCAGTGGTGATGGCACGGACAATTATCTCTGCACTACCAACTACTGCCACAAGCCATCACCTCCAATGATTAGAGCTCTAGCGGAGCGTCTAGTACGTCTCCGAACGGTTTAAATGATTCTGGGTTGAAGTCCGTAGGTGGGACATAGGACTTCGTAGGTCCTGCTGTAGGATCTACTGGAACAAGTTCTTCTTCAAAGTTACTAGTTTGTCCGCTAGCATCTACAGTAGAAAATGTATTTTTATTTTTAGAGAATCTATAATTTTTGTTATAAAGACTCTTATAAAGAATAGTTCTAGCTTTTTCACGAGCTTCAGCCTGTTCGTTAGAAGAGACGTTAAAGTCTTCCTCCATAAAATAATGGAGGACATCTAACATGTCATCTACTTCCATAGAAGCCAACTGAAGTCCGTTCACTAGAGCTTTTCCATTTACATAAGGCCAGAGGTCTATTGCCCACTCTGCGATTGCTCTGGCCCCTGTTGAGGACGGCCTGAGTACTGTTCTGTGAGCCATCCTGTAATTTCGCCTAATGTTTCAACATTGACGATCTTTTCAGGGTCTTCGATAAGAGCTTCAAAACGCTTGTAGCTTTCTGGCTTTAGAGCGTGTGAGAAGAAGTTAGTGATTGTTTTTGCTGCTGCCTCTGCATCGTTAGACGAAGCATCTGAAACCATATCCAGAAGAACCTTGCCTTGGATGCTTGAGTAGCATTCAAAATCTTCACCATAAAGTTTAAAGGAGAGCGGTTCTTTATTAACACTTTCGCCGCTTCCAAAATCTTTAAATCGTGTTGTCATCTATTATTCCTTTTCTGTCATTGATGGACCACTTGCGTAGTTTATCGTTACTTAATTATAGCTTGTCTCTAAGAGCGTCAGCTAGATATCTATTTGCTTTAGTACCCGGATGGTTTACAACATGTGTATAAACAACCCTGCCTTTTGAAACGAACCTAAGCATTTTTCCGCTTTTAGGTACGATTACATGTGGCTTTGTTCCTTCGTGATGAGCTAGCGCATAATGAAGATTCGACCCAATCCAGATTTGCTGTCCTCTTGGATCCTTCATATGCCTCATATGAAGCGATGCTCTAAGAGCACCAGTTCTCACACCTACTCGAGCACGAGCAGATACAAGAATTTCATTTCCTTTTCTGGTGAGATATTTTCCAACCGCACCGTCTTTCTGGTTAAGTAGCTTGTCTAACTCACCATCAAACCAATTAATTTTTACTCTTGCCATTATGGAACCGCTACAGTTATAGTCATAGTGACTGTTTGAAAACCGCCTTCAGGAGCACCTGTCTCAACTGTTGCAATAACGCCCATGCCGAAAGAACCACCCGTTGACCACTGATCTAGGGCTCGTGAGCTATCTAAAAGAATCCAAGCATCATACGCAGAAATCTCTGAAAAGGCTTGAATATCATCTGCTGCTGGTGCTTTTCCATTCATAGAAACTGTAGGAACTTCTCTAGACACAGAGACAAGAAGAGTGGCACTGCGTGGATCATTACAACGACGAGGCTCTGTTGCTTCATCACCAGGAGAGCCGATATACATCTGTAGCATTGAAACTACAACTTGCTCGCAATCAACAGATGGGTTTCCTAGAGTCCAATATCTACGACCAGGTAGTGGCATTGTGTATGATGCATATGTACTAATAACGGAGTCAAGAACTCCTTGCATAAGTGCAGCTAAATTCTTTGCTGCGTCATCTACAGTCGCTGTATTGATAGGTGTAGCCATAGTGTCCTCTTGTCTTTAGGTTGTCGTATTACACAGTATAGATTGGAACTGTTCTTTCCCCCAGCTGAACGATGACGTTACTGGAGACTAGGTGAACAACTTCATTTACTGCTGGATTTCCAAGGCTTGGTCTAACTGCGTAAAGATCTAAGACTCCTGGATCACGAGGACCTATAATAGAATTAATCTGTGTAAATGTAGCGCTTACTCTAATTGTATTTTCTACACGATCAATTACAGCAGCATTAGGGATTTCAGTTGTTGTGTTGTTATTAATATCTGAAACATTGGTCAAGATTGTCCAAGCGTTGTCTCCATCGATGAACTCGGCTGCAATCTCTGAGAAATAATAAATATTAGATGTTCCATCTGCACCAACGTAAAGATCGTTTGCGCTAAGAGGGTAAAGAGGTGATGCGCCAGTAATACGGCGAGCACGAGGCATATCTGGAGAAAAGACACGGGAACGAGCACGGGCTTTATCTGGGTTAGCAGTCTTGAGAAAAAGATCGATGGCATAGATGCCAGTGCGAAGTTCATCAATAAAATCTTGGCTGTCAAGAAGAGTATATGAAACACCTTGACGAGATATAGAAGTCACACGTTGCGGCAGGGCGCAGGTATCGTCACCTTCATATAGTTTTACTAGCTCTGTAGCTAAAACACGGGCAGCGGCTCTCCCAGCCGTTGGTGGAGGACTTCCATAGGTATATGTAACCTCAACACGAGATGAGAACCAACTAGACCCTGAAACACCGATAAGAGTTGAATGGTCAGCAAGATAGTATTTACTTGGGTCAACAATTTCTCCGTCTAGGTTTCTGACGGTGTGGACTTTTACAACCTTGCGACCACGGAGTCTTAAACGAGATGAAGATGTTGTTCCATCTCCTTGATAATCTTTATCATATCCATATCCCACATATGGAACATTTTCTACGTTTCCATCTACAAGCACTGGAGCATAATTAAAGTCTGAACCAGCTGTTCTTAAGTATGGATCGAATGAAGATACATAACGTTCTGTGACAGTTGTAATCCCTGAAAATTTACGGCCAGACATTCCCCATAGAAGGTAAGAAGCAGTTTTTGCAGCATCGTAGGCATAATCAGATTCGGCATAGTCGCCAAGTTCTTCTGGTGTTACCCATAGATTGCTCATACTTATCTCCCGTCTCTAATAGAAAAGGCGGGCAACGTGTCAACGGTATATACCATCGGTACGCTGCCCGCCTCCTCTTATTTAATTACGCTGTTGGATCCTCAGTTGAAGCAACAATGTAGTCAATTGGTAGATCTGCATTGTAGTCTTCGTTACCTGGAACGTTGAACTCAGTTGTTGATCCTTGTGATGCAAAGTCTGTAACCGCTAGGTATCCGTAGTTACGAAGAACTGTACCTGTTGGTGAAACTGCTGCAGATGCAACATCTGTAGCTGTCTTTGCATAACGGAATGTTGTTGTTGTAGGTGTAGCAGTGATTGTGTAAGTACCGTTGAAGGTGCTATCCACGCCAGCTACAGTCACGCTCTGACCTGTTAGGAAGCCGTGTGCGGTTCCTGTTGTCAAAGTAGCAACATTTGATGTAAGAGACTTGTTAGTAATTGTGTTAGTTGCCTCTCCAAACCAGCGGTAGAAGCCCTTTAGACCTGTTGGAGCCCATGAAGCACGAGCATATGAGTATGAACGCTCAGATGCAATTGGGAACTCCCAGCGGCCGTCTAGACCTGAACCAAAGTTAATGTTTCCAAGGCCGTAACCTTCGAATGTTGTAGCAAGCATTCCGTTTTCAATAACACGGTCGCCTGATTGACGTAGCTTGACATATGGGAATACCCAGTGGAAGTATGGGTTTGTTGCTGCACGACGTCCGTCTGCAACAGCAAATGACCAAACTTCTAACGCCACGCCGTTACCTGTTGGGTCATCGCCAACAGATGGTGCAGCCCAACCAACAGACTTGTTGTTTGGTGATGCGAAAGAACCGAAGTTCTTACGAAGCAACAAACCGCCTGAGATTAGCTGTGAAAGTTCTGTATCTGGTTCGCAAATTGCGAGTTCCATTGTAATGCGCTTAAGAGTGTCAGGGGCTTTGTATGACACGCATACGGTGCCGTCAGCTGACTTCTCTACAATTTCGTCACCCTCTTCATATTCAGGTGTAAAAGATGTGCGGAGGAACGCCGAGGTTGTGTAGCTGTCTCCTGCTCCATTGAGCAAGTTGCCAGCGGCGTCCAGTCTGGTGACTCGGATCGACACACCTTGGACGCTAGCCGCGTATTCTTGAGTGGCCATTCCAGTGTTCTCCTTCTATTGTTTTTGCTTAGGTGGTTGGTAGTGCTAGTCGTACTGTGTAATGAATCGATGGATCAAAGTATACCGCAGCTGCACGAACCGCTTT